TCGTGGGCTCGGAGATGTGTATAAGAGACAGCTCATATACGTTATATATTTATATAACTAGTTTTATTTTTATGAAGGAAATTTGGAAAGATATTGAAAATTTTGATAATTATATGATATCTAATTTTGGAAATGTAAAATCTAAAGCCAGATATGATTCATCAGGAAAAAGATATTTAAAAGAAAAATATCTTAAGCCCGGCAAACTACGTCATAATCACCTTATAGTGATATTAAAAGGAAATGACGGTCTGAACCATACTATGAGGGTACATCGAATAGTAGCTATGGCTTTCTTAGATAATCCTAATAACTATCCTATAATAAATCATAAGGATGAAAATCCGTCTAACAATCATATGGATAATCTAGAATGGTGCACATACAAATACAATACTAATTATGGTACTGCAATAGAAAGGCGATCTTTATCAAAAGAAAAACCAATAGAACAGCTAACTTTAGATGATAAAATTATTAAAGTGTGGAGAAGCGCAAAAGAAATAGATGACAAACTTGGTTTTACACACGGTAATATATCTAGATGTTGTAAACATAACAGAAAACAAGCTTATGGCTTTAAATGGAGGTATGCATAATACCTCCATTTTTTATTTTCCTATTTCTATTACACGAGTGTCGGTCACTTTAATCAGTGGATTACTATTAACCACCTGATATTTCTTTATTCTTATACGTCGCCAATCAAAGTGCCAGAATCTAACCCAGCCATTTTTATATCTGTTTTTATATTCTTTCTTATCTTCTACAAATATAATTTGTTGATTTTTTATATCAATCTTGGCTGTTAGGATTGAGTCCTTTCTACTAACTATGATAGTTGTTAAATCATTGAGCTTCAGCTCTTCATTAAAGTCTATTAACTTTTCTTTGATTACTGTTTTCACAGAATCATTAATCTCGGTATTGATTACACTTGCATCAGTTAGGTTCTTGTCTTTGATTTTTAATTCTTTCTTAACCTTATTAACTTGCTATATTAAGCTATCTTTACTATGGTTAAGTTCATCTATAGTAAGCTAAAGTACTCTGCTATTATCCTGAGCATTAGAAGCTATTTCTTCATATGCTCTTATGTTGTTAGTTATTCTGTCTATTTCTCTGTTCTTATTCTGTAGCTAATTATGTTGATAAAAAATAGTCGCAATAAGTAAACTAACTAAACCTACTGCGACTACTTTGAAATTCTTTCTTAACCAATTAACTACGCTTATGACTGGTATCATCTGAAAGTTCATCATCTAATTTGACATCTAATATCTGTTCCCCTTTTTTCTTTACTAATTTCTTAAGTAAAGTCCATACTTTCCATCTGGGGTGAAGTTTACCTAAGTGTTCAAGTAAAGTAAAAAATTCTACGAGTGCTATAGCTCCAGCAACAAATTCTACAGCATGTAAATTAATTGAAGTTACTATAAACTTCTCTATAGTGAATGCACCACAGATTGCTACGATAGCATCTCGTATTTTATAAAATATCTTAGAAAATAATCTCTTAGATTTACTAACAATATCGGTTGTCTCCTTCTTCTTATTTACCTTACATTCATATATTGTATCTAAAATTATAATAGCAGCTAAGGCCAAGATAGGGACATAAACCGGAGAGTATAGAGATATTAATCCACCAATCGCACTGATAGTAAACTTCTCTACACTGCTAAACATATTTTTAAATATCGGCATTGTCTGTTCTCCTAACTGATAATAATTCATAGATAGTAGTTTGATAAGGTAACCAAAAAAGTCCCAGTAGATTCAAAAAGGGGTTTAAAAATCAACTGAGACTAAATGACATTTGTTCGAGATTATATTTATAAAACGAGAGATTTAATAGTGTGTTACTAATTCAAAATAGTTATTGATTGAAACCAATAGCGGTTCTTACGAGCTTCTAGCATATTCAATCAACTAATGACACTTAATTATCTTCTTTAGTAGATTGATGCCATTACAATGTTTCATCCAACCAATATGACTACAGACTTGCTGCCTATATTCACTATAAGTCATATGCTTAAGTTTATTCATAGCAGCAACTTTCTTACACATTTTGTGTTTAATATTCTTTCTAATCAAAGTATAATCGTGATAGATTTTATATCCTACAAAGGATATACTTCTGTTTTCTACTCTGAATATCTAATAATTACTTTTAATTTCTAATTTAAGTGTGCCTAACTGTTCTCTTATTTCATCAAGTAATTGTCTTAAGTATTCTTTATCACTATGAAGTATTACCATATCATCTGCATATCTAAAGTAATACTTAACAGCTTTGTCCTCTTTAAGCCAATGATCAAAATACGACAAATAAAGATTAGCAAAGAACTAAGAAAGATAATTACCAATAGGAACTCCTTCTACAGAGTCTATAATGCCATCTAATAATGCAAGTAGTTTATTATCTTTAATCTTCTTTCTAACTATCTACTTTAATATTTCATGGTCTATACTTGGATAAAACTTTCTTACATCTAACTTGAGACAATATACTGTATTCTATTTATCTTTCAATGCACTTTGTACATCATATAATGCTTTATGAATTCCCCTCTTCTTAATACAGCTATAAGTATTAGTAATGAATACGGAACGCCAAATTGGTTCTAATATATTCATAATAGCATGATGAACAATTCTATCAGGATAGTAAGGTAATTTGAATATAAGTCTTTCCTTAGGTTCTCTAATTATAAATGTATCATACTTAGAGGTAGTATAAGTTTGGTCTATCAGTGTACTTTGTAATCTAACTAATAAACTATCTTTATACTTGTCAAATTCCTTAATATCATTTCTATTACTCTTATTCTTTCTAGCTTTCTTATCAGCTAAATATAGATTGTCTATTGAAACAATCTTTTCAAATAAATTATTATACCTTTTCATCTGAAGCACCTAAGTGAGTCTTCACCGAAGTTACCAACACACTTGTTTAGGTTAGTTATCTTTTGCCAAGAGGCAAGGTCTCGTTCCTCAAATAATCTGAAAATCACTGATAGTTCTCTGATAATCGTGCTTCATTGTACTGACATTAGCATTGACATTACTAAGGTCATTGTTAGAATTCAGATTGAATAAACCTGCATTGGAACTGTTACTCGTGTTAGCTCCTATCTAACTTACTTGTTCAATCCAGAACGACAACCTATTTGTTAATAATTAAGGGATATATACCAGACGAGTACCGACACCAGCAGCGACAAAACCAAGGTCACCGTTAGAAGCCAGACCGAAGAAACCCGCAAAGGAACCGTAACCCGTGAGAGCCCCCAACAGTAAAGTTCTGTCAGATGCTGTAGCACTCGTCCAATAATGATCGCAGAAATAAGTAGTAGAACCAGCTCCACTTTCCTAACAGAATAAGTCAGCAGCCGCATTATTTGTAATGCGTTTAACCCATTGATTGCTGGTAGTGAGAGTAGTTAAACCACTATCTTCATATAACGATTTATCTATACCAAAATTCTCTTTGTTGTTGGTGACGTATATCTTATTATCTGTTCCTGTTACAACAATATCACAACAGTTCTTCCATATATGACCAAATGGATTCTCAATACCTCTGTATCTATTAGCGTATTGACTGGCTTGTGTTTCAGTACCTTCTGCATCTGTATTAACATATGAATACCGTACTTGACCAGAACTATTACCTAATGAATTAGTAGTGCCTGTAGGTACAAAAGCCCATCTATCAGCACCATTTTCTTTCTTAGTTCCATCAGTAATACCATTACCAAGTCCACCTTGATGATAACCTTCTTCGGTTAATGCAGTATTAACTGCTTTCTAACTATTAAGAGTAGCATATTCTACTACATAACACCAAGTAATAAACTTATGTATCTCATAAGTATAGATAGCATAACTGTTACTTCTACCATTACGAGCTTGTGTCAAGAAATTAGCTCTATTAGTATTTACAGTAGGTACTTGATTTCTAATTGAGTATAAGGTACTGCCATCTCTATAAGCTTCATATGCAGAGCAATACTTCTTACTAAACTTAGTATATCCTTCTAATGGATATAAAGACATTCTGATTTCCCAATCATAGTCTCCATGTACTACTACAGTATAGTATGCATCAGGTAATTCAACCATATCATTACCATCTTCAACGCTATTAGTTACTTCAGAACCATCTTCATAATGATCCCAATCTGTAGCATTAAAGTATTTAATAGTACCATCAGAAGTAAGTCTACAGCCTTTGAATAATGATTGTACTGGTAGGTCTTTATGCATTTGCATATTACCAGTTCTTACTCCATCAGGACTACTACCTGTAAAACGTACTCCATACCATAAGTCACCTGCAGCATATATCTGAGAACCATTCAACCACATCTCTTGAACAGTCTTACCGTTTGCAGCAACCTCTTGGAATGTAGTACCATTAATAGCAATCTCTCCCATATTAAGCAGCAGTTGAAAGTTTAATATACAATACTCCAGTTACTTGACTATCTGCTTCTGGTATAGCATCTACTATCTGAATACTGTTAACTGAAGTAGAAGTTACTTTATTATTAGTTGCATCACTAATAGCTGTATTAGTCTATGATTTAGTGTATACATCTGCACTATTAGCTTTAGCATTAAGTTTAGTATCTACTTCTGACTTAGTGTAAGTAGTAGCCTTATCAGCCTTTGTATCTAATGAAGCATTCACAGTAGCTGTATCAGCTTTAGTACCAATAAGATTAGTAATAGTAGTTGCAAAGTTAGGATCATCACCCAATGCAGCAGCTATTTCATCTAAGGTATCGAGAGTTTCAGGAGCAGATGCAACTAACTTAGCACATTCAGCTTTAGCTATCTCAGTAGCTTTGGAATCAGCTTGAGTCTTAGTATATGCATCGGTAATACCATAACCAGCTAATGTAGCAGCCTTATCTGCTTTACTACTGTCTAATTCATTAATAGACTCTCTTACTTCCTGTATATCAGTAGAGTGGGTACTATCTATGTCATTGATAGTATTCTCAAGTTGCTATTCCTTAGATTTAGCTCTACTAATCTCAGATGCTAAACTAGCATCAAGTTCATCTATACGTTCAGACTGGTCTGTATTCTCTTTGTAGTTAGTGAGTATCCACTGCTTACCATCAAAGCTTTTAATTGCTTTACCTGTAGTATCTGATGATAAGTCAATCCAGTATGAAACTTCTTTAGGATTTGGAGCATACTTAGATGCTACAAAATTAGGATTTTCTTGTCTTGTCATAGTTAATTAATTCAATTGTATTATCTTCTGTTTCTTCTTGTTTCTCGATAGTATTTGTATTAGCAGGCAACTCCCATTCACCTAATACCACAGCACCTTCATCAGTATACTAACTAATACGTATGTGCTTACCTGCAAAGATGCTAAAGTCAACCTAATTATTATCCTTTACAGTAAGTATTATAGGAGTTAAAGTAGGATCATCTGTAAGAGTATTAATGATAAGCTACCCAGTAATATTAGCAGGCTCTATAAACGAATCTCCCTTCTCTATATGATACAAAGAAGGGAATACAAAGTATGCCTATGGATTTATAAATAAAGGCTGATATAGGATTGTTTTCATAGCGCTAGTACTTGTTTACGTAATCTCCCTTCTCTATATGATACATGAACCCAAGAGAAGTTTGATTCATTTATTAACTGATCAAATGGAAGATTATCCTTAATATAGTTGAATAACTTCTCATTCTCTGTCTTACTACCTACAGTAATATCAGCTGCTTCTCCGTATAAGTGCTAACTCTTCTTAGCTTTACTACCTACAGCCTCATTTAAAGCCTCACAGCGATATCCTGAGTTAACTCTAATAGGTTTACCATACCATTCCCTTAAAGGGTCTAAAACAGCCTCTATTAGCTTAGTAAGGTTATCTATTACGGTCTAATTAGGAGTATTGTCTATATGCTTAGCTGTAGCTGTAGATGACTTTGTCATTTCCTCAATTGTAAAATATTTCATTACTTATATTCTTTACTGTTATTAACTTTTGTATCTTGTAACATTGTACCTAATAGATCTGCTGCAAGATTCATACCAAACGTCTTAGAATCATTATCTATCTCACTTACCTTAACGTTAATCTGAAGTAACAGCAGATATATTTGTTCAAGTAGTTCTCTATCTGACATATGTACTAAGTATGGATTCATGTTGAAAAAGGATTAGCACCTTGTGATAGATATATATATGTAGTATTACCCATAGCTGTTACAGCTATTGTTGCTGTACGCATCATATTTGTAGAATTATTACTTAAAGGTTTTACACGCAATATTCCTCTATCTAACCTTAGTACTTCAAAGAATTGAGTTTGTCCAGTAACTTTAGTTGTATAAGAACCAGTATAATCTTCAATATTCTCACCAATAGCAAACTAATTAAGCAAATATGTTGTACCATATCTTAACTGAATATCTCTCTATGTAGTATTATTGTGCAACCAATTTTCAGCTAATGAATCTGATGTCAACTATTCTCTGTCAGAAAAATTTAATGTAATAGAATTGTAATCTGCTAATTCATTAGAATCTGTTGTACAAGCATGAGTAAGTTTACTATTTATTTCAGATCTAGATGGACATTCATTAGTAACTGGAACACTTACGTATTGTAGATATTTAGTTGGTATTCTACCATAAATGTTTAGCCAACTCTACATTTCTGTACTAGATTTAGGTTCAACTAGCATGTCTTTATCTACCATTCTTCAATTCCTCCACTTGTTTCTTTAAATCTTCAATTTCTTGCTTAAGCAGTTTGATGCCTTCTACTGCCACTACTCCTAACATACAATAATCTACAGACTTCATACCATCACTATCTGTATCGACTATATCTGCAAAATCATTTTCTATATCTTGAGCAATAGTACCTATCTAATGCTTATTACGTATATCAAAGGATACAGTAGGTATATTACATATTTGTTCTAAAGTATGGTTTAGCGGAACTATATTAGACTTTAATCTAATGTCAGATTCTTTAAAGAATCCCCCTGCGTGTACTTCTCCAAATCCACCATTTGCTTGACCATTGCCAATATATATCTTATTGGCTGTTATAGTATTGCCACTTCGTGATCTATAGTTCAACCATACTCTATCTCCGAATTCCCCATCTACAAAATTAAATTCATTAACATTAGATAATACACCATCCAAAGTAGCCCAATTTGTAGCCAAATCCGTTACTTCAACCTTATAACCTTCATCATAAGGAGTTACAAGAAAGCTGGCACGTTTAGAAACAGGCCCATTAGTGGTGTAATAACTTAAATTGTATTGCAGATTATATTCGTTTTTTGCATCGTCATAATAAGCATATACATTATTAGGTTCAACACAGTTTGAATTACTGGCATAGGAATGAAATAAGTATCTTTGATGGTTTTCAATAATATCCATAATTACTTCTTTCAATCTGTCCTTTGATCCAAAAACATTATTTATATAATCTATTGCGTCTGCACCTACTCTATTTACATTTAACGTGAGATAAGAACCATTGGGAACATCAATAACTTTACCATAATTTTTTAAATCTAAAGCATTTATAGGTTTTGGGGTCGTAGTAGTTGGACTAACGCTTTGTTCACTTGCCTCACTTGGTTTATACGTACTGGTATGAAGAATAACTTGTGCTCCATGAGAAGTATAAAAATGATATTTACCACCACCTCGTACAAAAACAAAACAGGTGTCATAATTACTTAAAAAATCTAAACCTCTAACTGGGTCTAAATTTGTATGAGCAAAATCTGACAAATATACTTTTATATCAGAAACAGTATTTACTCCCCAAGTACTCGGAGCAAATTCCCAAATTTTGCGAGTAGAAAAACCTCCCTCATTTGTAGACCATGACGGTTTTGTACCGCTATCTAATGCTACTAGTACTTCTGCGCGCATACACATTCTAGCTCCAGCAGCAATTGTAACCGGATACCACGTATTTTCATCCAACCCGGAGGCGTCAATCTCTGTAAGCTGCATCATGTAGCCAACACTACGAGCGCTTGAAATGCTGTCATTAACATACTATTTCAAAGACTCAATGTCTGCACTGCCTCCTTGTACTTCTTTATAAGTACCGTTGTCAGATAAGTATTTAGTACCATTACCATTGGTAATAATCTTATCTATTTTGCTTTTATCGGAAGGAAGAATAATACCAGCTGTACTATCAGTTGCAGGATTAAATGTTAATAGAATTGAATCTGTATTAACGGGATCTTTAAGATCTTGCTGTCTTAAGCTCAGAGATATATTATTATTCTTATGCGACACACTTCCCTCAGTAACTACAAAATTAGGCATATCTTCTATTGTCTGTTTCAAAGCATTACCGTCTGTAGCACTAAATTTACCATTAAGAGCAGTTTGTGTAGCATTAGATATAGGCTTATTAGCATCAGAAGTATTATCTACTTGATCCAATCCTATCTGCTCCTTGGTTACTCTATGGGGGTTGGTTCTATTATTGATATGTGCATTTAGATTGTTTTGCACATTACTAATAGAAGTATCTATCTCTGCCTATGCTTTTAATCCATCTAATTTAGTCTTATCTGATGCAGACATTACTCCAGCTGTAAATGAACTTGCCTAATTTATGGTTATTAATTTGTCATCTGCTTGATCATATAAACCGTCATTTACATTATCTGCTAGTAATATAGGAGTATTGTCTGTAAGTAAAATGGGTTCGCCATCTACCAATAACAATTCTTTATTTTTTTTGACAGGATTTTTAGTTATTGATTTAATCGTCAATGATACAGAATTCTTGTCAGACTAAGATACCAATACATCATTTACCAAATTATCAGATAATGAATTAACTACATCTGTAGTAGCTTTACCCTTATCTCCAGGATATGCTGTAGAACTAGTTTCGCCTAATGCTAATGATTTAGATATTTCTACATAATCACTACCAGACCATCTGTATTGTAAATTTGTACTAGTTACTACATATATTTTACCTGATTCCCCTGGTTTAGGTAGCTAATCCAATTGAGTAAATTCTAGCACATCACCTACATATGATGGCAATTGTGTAGAAGGAACCTTGCCACTATCATCTAGTGATGCAAGGCCGTTAGCTTTACCTTTAGTATTCTTAAAATTTGTTAATTCTTTGTGTAAACTATCGTCACTTATACCAAGCTAAGTATTAATTTCTGATTGATACTTATTTAACTCTTCATCAAATATCTAACTAGCCTTAGCTATCTTTGGATCAGTGGTAGCATTTACTAATGTACCATAAATTTTTATCTCTGCCATATTTTCAACCAATTACAAAATTAAATGTACCTGCTACCAAAGAGCTACTAGTACGATAACACTTATAATTACCTTTTCCTTCTACTGGTACACTAATAGCAGCCTCCATTGGAACAGAAAATCCTGATGATGTTACGCTATTAATATTAAAATTTGAAGGAATACATAACCATGCATATTCACCTTGAGAAATATCTGACATACTATATGTACCGTTAGGACTTGATTTAATAGACTATTTACTAAAGCTTAACACATCTGTACCTACTATAATAGTTTTAGTAGTATGACCAAAATAGCAAGGATAATATGCGGATACTATAGCAGATGTATTTCTGGTTACTCCATGAGCTGTAATAGAAAGAGAATAAGTAGTTGTATCATCATTAGTATTTAATGTATCTTTAGTGCCACTAAGATTATCTACAGGTCTATCACTAAGTAAAGCATCGCCTCTTTTGAGAATAAGCGTATCTGGTGTTACAGGATCACCTGCAAACAAAAATCTACCATTAATATTAATAGTGGTGGCTACTCCTTTTTCAATTATAGTAGGAGATACTCCAAAACCGGATATCTAAATAAACTAGTCATATAACACTTCCCAAATAGAATTATCGCCTTCAGTCCTATCCGTTATTTCCTTATCAAGTTTGTTATCGACAGTATTTATATTCTACTGCAACTGTTCATCTGCTTCGATTCTAGCATTTGTTTCATTAGTCAAATCTTCAGATAATGTTTGAACTCTGTCTGCAAGTGCCTTTCCTTTACCGCCATCATAAGCAGTACCAGTTGTTTCTCCAAGAAATAGTCTTTCAGACATTACTACCATATCGTTACCATCCCAGAGATGTATGATATTGGTTCGGTTATATTCATCTAAACCTACCAGAACATATACTTTAGAATTAAGAGGGTTGATTATCTCCCATTCATTGAATCTTCTAATGTATAGTTTCTTATTTTCTTTGCAGTAGTAAATATCTCCTTCTTTAGCTTGATATAACAGTAAGTCCATTTCTGATACTGCGTCTACAAACTTCTATATTTTTATCAAAGCCTGTAGTTCTAAATCACTATCAGATATATCCCCTATATAATCTATTAAGGACTATATACTTAACTTACCATTATGAATGCCATCTTGAAAAGGAATTATTTCTTTACCATTGAGATCTTTCCTTTCGACTAACTGACTTATTCTAATTCCTTTTGTAATCATATTACTTATTCTGTTTTTAATGCATTAATAGCATCTATAATTGCAGGTTTACAGTACTGATTTACAAACTGCATAAGAGTTTGTATTTCTTCTTCTGTATATTCTGTTTCCCCTTCAGAATTATAAATCTTTAAAGCTAATGCGTGAGCTTTAATACCACTACCCGCTTCGTAAATCAATTCACCTAATTGTTGTCTAGCATCCAAACAGATCTTGTTTGTCTTTTGAATGTCTGTGTATGTTTCTAGTTGTGCAAAGTTTATTTTCATATTAATTATATTTAGAACTTTTTAACATAGCATAATAGTTACTTCCAGTCAAAGTAAAAGGTTCGTGAATTATAAGTATTGTAACAACATCTCCTTGACTTATAGTAACATAATCTATTTTGTTTCCATTTGAATCATATAGCTATGGAAATTCTATATTTCCAAAATCAGTAGCTTTTCCATGTCTTCCATATACTCTAGTTTCAGTAGTACCTATATCTGCTACAAAAGTGATTTCAGCACAGAATGCTGATCCTTCAGTTATACCTAATCTTCTAGTTACATTAAATTTAGATGGTAAGTTGACAAATGAACCTGTAGTACCAGATGTTCTTAATATGACTACTTCACTATCGAAGTTTATTTCATATGTAGTGTTATTGGCTGTATAACTTTTGACATCGTAAGCAAATCCTTGTACTAAACCATCCATAACAACATCTCCATTACCACCTATAGCTATATTAGATATATCACTTCCGTATACATCAAAAACAAGACCAAAGTTTGGTAGTTTACGGTCAAAACCAGAATTAGTTTTTGTTATAACACCTAATCTACTAACTCCTGGTGTAGATATATGACCTACAGCAAACATATTACCTTCTTTTTTAAATAGAATAGAATCTCTATTTAAGTATAAGCCATCTCCTGTACTAGAATCTATATTTTCTAAATAAGCACTACCTATATTAAAACCTCCTATTTGACCCTTAGTGGAATACAAGGCTCCTGATTGAGTTACTCTAAATGGAGCACTGCTTCTATTTTCTTCATCAGAACCAGCCCATATGCGAATAGAATCAGAATCACTACCTCCTTCTCCAGTAATACCAGCTACCACTCTAAATCCTTTAGGTGTATTATCAACCTAATAACCAACTCTTAATGAGTTACCAGTAATAAAGTCTAATTTAGCATTTTTAGCTATAATCAAATCAGTATAAATACTACCTACATTCTATGCTAGTTCTTCCCAATATTCAACTCCACCATCTGTACCAGGATAATTATCATTAGTAGATATGTGAGGTGCTTTTGTATAAATACACTTATATACTTTATATCCAGTAGTAGTAGCTAAATCTTTAACTAATACTATGTCTAAGTATCTTAGTTCTGATACAGATTGTGGTACATCCTAATCATTTCTATATTCTACTCCAGGTTTCCATTCAGATCTACGTACTATCATACCAGCTCCTGGATCACCCTTAGATACCTGCATTAACCAATCAGGATTATCTTCACTAGGTTTAGTATCAGAACCATTAGGATTAACGCATAACCATAAGTAACCTAATACGCTTACTCTATCATAATAGTCATAATGAGTATCTGGTTCCCAAGGCCCTCTATCGTTAGCATACTTTATTTCTTCTCCATTTGGTTTTACTTGAGTAATCTTACCAGTAAAGTATACAGAATTAAGGTATGCAGAATAACCAGTCATTTCATATCCAAAGATATTAAGGTTACTTAAATCACCAAACTACATAGCTATATTGGTAGCTTTCTAATCCCAAGTATTTTGTTTTACTAAGTAACGAGTATAAGTACGAGTTGAGTAGCAAGATGTCTGACGGTCTACATTAGTTTTATTACCGTATGCTACAAAGTTCATTTGAGCACAGGGATGAAATACCATATTCCAGTATTCGTCTACTGGTCTAAGTTTATAACCAAATTTCTTATTTTGAGCATCTAGTATATTAGTAACTTCAAAGTATACAGTATAGAAACCTGCAAACTTTCTATTACCTCTACCATCATCTTCATCATTCTCAGCATTTTCATCTGTCTTCTCTGAATGGTATATACCCATACATAAGTCACCCATTGATACAGCTCCATATTCACCTTCTTCTAGCTTTAGTGTAATAACACCTGTCCATTCATCTGTTTGTTCTACACTTTCTATTACACCTGCACCAGGAGCATTCCACTTATCTCCTAATTGAATTTCTACACGATTGTATCTTAATTCAGGTACTTCGAGAAATCTACGTAAAGTAAGACTATCAAACTCAGCATGACCGTACTTATCAATCTTACCACCAAAACCAGTAAGACCTGATGCAAAACCTTCTTGGCCAAATATTGCTGATTCTTTAAACCATACTTCGTAAGCAGTAGAATCAGGCTTAATTTTGCTTAAGAATACATCATCGTATATCTCTGTATTCAGATTCTTATTAGTCCACTTCTATAATTCACTATCCCATGCTAATGCGTTATCATTACGTAAGTTACTAATAGTCACATCTTGTAAATCAACTAATTTACCAAGTAAGCCAGTTACTACTTTATTAGCAGCTATATTTGACCATCTTTTACCATCGTACTGAAGTAAGTCTAATTTAGCAGCATCTACTATATTAGTATCTTTCATCTACTCAATACGGTTCTATAAATTAATCTAAGTCTATAGATCAACTAATTTACTACGTAACTATTCTATATCAGCAGTATTGGCAGATATATTATCATTAGACTTATCTAAATCTGTATCTTTAGCATACTCTATTAAACTATCTGATATAGTCTTAATAGACGTAGTATTTTTCTGTACTTGTTCTTCCAATGTAGTCATTTTTCACAAATTAAAAGTTCATCATAGAATGTCTTTATCCCTAAGTCTACTCCTAAACTCTATTCTAACAATATAGCTTTATCGTCAGTTTCAGAAGTATCTTTCCACATTTCATCCAAAGGATGTACTAGCTTGCTTATCAATGCTCTAAGACAATCAATCTATTCATCTGTAAGTTTTAAATCACTTTCTAATAGACGAGCAATATGATTAGCGCATATCCATTTACGTATACACGGTATACCTTGATTTGAGTTATACTTAACTTTTAAGTTGTACTCTTTACCTATTCTATATATATCATCTATTAGCATAATGAACAAACTCCATTTCTACAAGTTTTATTACAAGCAAAGCAATCGTGATTATTGTAGTAAGTAGTATTAGTATCTAAACATATATTTAACATTCTAGCTAAATCTGTATAATACTGCACTGCATCATCTATAAGATTATTATTAATGGCGTAACTTAATAGATCTTGTTTCAATATGAATAGAACCATTCTATCCATCTATTGATCATCCAAACAAGTACTACAATTCTTACACAATAACTCAACTTCTTTATAGTATATATCAGCCTGATTAAAATAGAACTAACTTGAATTGTCAATTGTAGCTATAAAAGCACTCATACAGAAATCTTCAAGTTTAGTAGAATCTATTACTATGGATAATCTCTATTCGTCTATTTTTACATCAGAACGATAGTCTGTACCTAATACTAACAATTTATATGAATGTTTATCAGGATTTACTGAACTCCTGTTAGAATAGTTATTCAGTGTGTCTATGTATAAATACAAATCTGAATCTACCGAATCAGGTATCTTTGTATCCAGTTCTACTACTATGTTATCTTTTACTATTGTTATACCAGTTATCTTCATATTAATACTTTTAAATAAAAAAGGCTACAGGGCTATTTAGCCCCATAGCCCTTGTCAGCACACTGAAACACTATTTTTATTATGCTACAGTTTCACCTTTGATAAATGACTGAATACCTTTATCAACGATACTACCTACCATGCTAGGACAGTATACTTCCGTAGTTAACGGAGTAGTCTTAATATACTGATTATCATTGCTAAGATACAGATTGTCATTTTCAATTACTGCATAATCGTATTTAGTACCCTCTACTACTTTACGAGCTTGTTCTACTTCAGGATATGCGCCAGTAAACACATGACCTTTATAGCCCATGTAGCGTACTTCTGCATCACGAACTTGCTTCCAGAAACCTTTACCAGGATTACCCGGAGTTTTAGCAATAGTGGCACCAGATACTGCTTCTGGCTGATTAGCAAGCAATGCACCAGGAACAGTATGATACAGAGATACTTTCATATCTACTACAGAGTATTCATTCAGAGAATAAACACCTTCATTGTCATCTTTAACCATGGCAGTCAAAGTGAGAACAGCAGCATCATTCTGAGCCTGAATACGACGATTCTTGTGAGCGTTAATCTTCTTCACAAAAGCTTCTGCCAATTTCTGTGCTTCATTTGATTCAGCGTATACTGCATAAGTATGAGTAAACTGGAAGTTATTAGCTTCAATATCCTTATACAGAACACGAAGTACATATCTATGACCAGCTACTACAGTAGCATTAGTTAAAGTAACTACTACTTTATCCTGAGTAGGTTCTACATTAGCACCAATTACAGCAGACGGTTTAGAGCTCTTTTGAATTTCATTAGAAAATTCAATATTAGCTTTCTAAGCAACCGTACCGTTAGGCATGGTAACATTAATTTTCGGACCTGCTACACCAACATAAAGTGAACTAGCTTTAGCAGCTTCAGCGGCAGTTTTAAGAATAGCTCTATTCTGATCAAACAAAGCTACTTCACCAGCATTCAAAGCATCAGCAGTAGTATAGCTAGCAGGGCATTTAGTACCGATAAGTACGGTATGAACTGAAGTTATCATATAAATTATTTATTTTAAATTAGACGTATTAAGCGCTTCTGTCTATTTTCGCTTACTTTCTACTTTCCTTATTTCAGATTTCCACGTCAATAAGCGCTTTCTGTTAATGTTATTCCATTGAATTTACTTCATTAGAATATACATTATAATTTGGTAAAGTAGCCAGTATTAACTAAACTGCCAATTTAACTACTTCCATATGAGTATGACTAGGTAAATCTGTATACTCATCAGTAGGATTAGTTTTAAGGTCTACCTTACTTGGTTTCTTTAAATACTCAATAGTATATTCAGCTACTTTATAATTACCATCTGTGTATAAAGTAATTGTATTATCCTATATAAGTCTTATTGGTTTAGCTTTAGTATACTTTAGACGATACTCTGATAATGAATTTTCTTTAATTCTATCTACTGTTTCAATAGTACCTTCTATAGTATCACTATACTTTATTTTGTAGTTACCTAAGGCATCCTTCTCCCAGCAATTATTTATTACTCCATCTGCTGGAGATATGCCTGCCGTATCTCCTAATAATATAACATAATCATCAGGCAAGGTAACTGTATATTCCTCTTGATTTACTTTGGTAATGTCTGTATCTTTATAAGTGTGCTTAGTAACTAGAGTACGTAAATCGTCAGTGCGCTTTTGGTCCTATTCAAAACCTCTTTGTTTATAATTAAGACCAGAATAGCGTGTCTTCCAGAATTTGTCAATAGCTTCATTAATGAATGATATTATAGTATCAGATGGTAATTTGCCAGCTAAAGATAATTCAGGATTGATTAACTGTAATCGTCTCTCTACTTCTATTTGTAATTCTCTAGGGCTCATTATTCATTTAAGCTATCAAGTTGTACTTTAGTTTGTGTTCTCTATGACTCTATAGTCTCTAGAGCAATTTCTACAGCTCTGTCTATTACTTCATTAAGTACATAATCGGGTACTTCAGTAATATCTTTGTTATAATCTTTATAACTAATATTTTCAGGATACTTAATATAAGTAATGTCCGCTGTATAGGATTCAGAAGACATACGTATAGGGTCTATATAGATCTTTAAAGTATTGTCTTCTAATACTGCTATAGGAGTTTCAATCCAAGGTATATTGTTATATGTTTGTAAGAAACCCTTAGCTTTTTCATGATCTGTTAATGAACATATTGTTGCTTCACCATTAAAGTGAAGTACACAATCTACATAGAACATTCTTTTAAGCTATTCTCCGTCATTAAAGAAATTAGATAAAGTAAGCACATTAGAATGTGCATAAGGATATACTAATGCCTATGCAGCATCTGTCTTAATTAATTTCTATAGATCAGCAATACGTTTAACAGCACCTTCAAACCCTACTTTTAGAGTATTATTGCCCGTGTATTTGTTACATATTACTTCTATATATGCCTAATTAAGAAATAGATCTATTTCTTCAGGAAGGAATGCAGGGCAGCCACCAAAAGCAACTGCCTCTGAATTCTTATCCATGAGAACTTTAAATGCCTTATGTAAATCAGATATTTTCATTATTTAGATTTAATTTCTCCCATAATGGCAAGCTTAATGTCTTGATTCTTCTTATTATTCAAATAAGCAATTACATCGTCTATACCATTACCAATCAGATCTGTACCAAAGAAGTATTGAGTTCTATTCTTACGAATAATATTCTTAGCAATAGCTTCTTCAATAACAAAAGTAATTTCTTTATTTGGGTTTTCTACCCATTTCATTATAAACTTATCAGGTGCAGCTTCAATCTGTTCACTTAGCTTAGCTTCAACCATTTCATTAGACAATGTATCAGATTTGATACCATATAGTCTAAGACACTTACGCATATCTTCAATAGACATCTTATCCATTTCTCTATATGCTTCACGTTTGATTTTGTTAATCTTATTAACTTCTTTAGCTTCGCTATCTTTATTGATAATAACATAATCAGTAGAAGATGTAACATTATTCAACCCATCTGCTACTCTCTTATGTTTTTTCAAGAACAAATATTTAAGCTCATCTTCAGGTCTGTCTGTATTCAGAATTAGATCTTTCCTACCAATTTTAATAGCGAATGTATCCCAAAATTTGCTGCCAGGTGAAAGCTATCCTTCTGCATAACCAATTTCTTTTTCTAATCTGGCTGCATCTTCAGCATTTAAGCCAGTATATAAATTACCAGAACGTGTCCAGTATGAACTGATATAGTCATAACATGTAGACCATTTAGTAATACCAGTCCAAGGGTTTGTTTTAATTATTCTAACGATTACTTCCATAATATAAATATTAGATTATCAAGTTAGTATAAGGGGAGCCCGAAGGCTCCCATATATCCAAGAAGATTTATAAATTAATCCTCTGCTTCCATGATTAGTTCCCCACACGCACGCGGATCCCTTAACATTATTCCCATTTCTCCAAGGAAGAACACAGTGTAACCATCCTTACCGTTAGATCTCAGTGTATTCTTAGAGTTAGCATAACCAGACGGAGCTACAGCACCACCAGTATACCAAGTTACGAATTCACGATCTTTACGAACTACCTTAACGATATTAGCTTCACCATCACGACGACCCAGATCAAGGAATGTCATACGATATGATTCCAGAGGTTTCAGAGTAACCGGATGCAACTGACGATTATAAGTAGTATCATCATACAACGGGAAATACTTCAAAGTAAGCTCAATACCATTAGTCATTTGGTAAGTCTTAAACTGACCACCGAACTTCAGGTTATCACCAGAACCAGTTACAAATACAGTATCCATAAGGTTCATAGTAGCTACTTTTTCCTTCAAAATACGGTCAAATTCACGCATACCCATTTCACCAGTCAAAGCAACAAACTTACGTTCGTTAGTACCAAGTACATTATAAGACAGGTCAAACAAGAAATCTTCCAGCAACTCAGCTGTCAATCTAGTATACATACGCTTGTTAGACGGAGCAATCTGTTCCAGCAAACCAGCACCGATAAATACCGGACGACCATTAGTACCTTTCAAGTTGCAAGAACCATCCTTATTTACATTAGATTTCATGTAAACAAGCATACGTTCACATCTCTTATACCACTCACGCAAAGCTAGCCATTCCTGATAGTCAGCCCACAAATAAGATTTCTTACCAGTCTTAGGATCTTGCAATGCAATAGCCATTACTGTAGAGTAAGCAGAACCTGTAATATCGTAGTTAATACGAATAGTAGTCAGGTAGTTACGCATCTTAAAGTGAGTACTATAGTTCAGGATATCACCTTCTTCACTGTATTCCTCAACGGCAGAAGCAAGACGAGATACTTGAGAACCAGCTTTCAAATATTTAGCAGGTATATATGAAGTAGGATTACCATCTGCAATAAAGCAAGTATAAACCCACAAATTACCATCCTGATACGGGGCACCAGCAACACGCAACTGATAATCTTTATTATCAAGTTCAAGAATAGCTGTAGGACCAAACCAGTTTTCTTCTAACCACAGATAAATAGGAGTATTACCTAAACCAGCTGTAGTATTGTCTTCAATAGCAGCACCATTCCATTTAGCATCTCTAATGGTAATAGCTCTATCCGCATCAATCATTACATTCCACTCCCAGCTCGGCTTATCAATAGTCATTACGTTACCAAGACCGCCAGTCAGCATGTCAAGGGAAGTATTGTAACCATTATCTTTAGTTCCAAATACATAAGACAACACGGTAGCAACCTGATACGGATTCTATTGCGAAGCTGCTGAAATCTTATTCGTATCAATCAGGTCAGAGAAACGCTTACCTTTGTACAGAACTAAGTTATTAAGAATATTATTATCCATAAAATATTAGTAAATTATAATTTAGTTGTTATTTAATCTACACGCAATTGTCGTGCAAAAGAATCCCACATAGACTCAGTGCTAGTGTTATCCTGTCTTCTAGTCTTTCTACTTACTCCTGTTTTACTTAAGCTATTTTTAAATTTATTAATAGCCGCAGTAGAGCCTTCACTCTTTGCTGCCTTTAGTAAAGTATCACCCTTCATAGTAAAGTAGGCAGACTCGAGTAAGTTTTTCACGCTTTTGGAATAGTCTTTCTGATACTGAGTCTTTCCATCAGCTGTGGGTTTGAATATATATTCTAATAATGCCTATTTATCTTTTTGAGGTATTTTAATTCCACGAATATTATCCATGCCCTTTATTTCAGTCACAACGGAGTTAAAATACTCCTGTTGACGCTTTTTAAGCTCGCTAGCACTCTTTTCTTGCTCTTCTAATAGCTGTTGTTTCTTCTACTCTCTAATGTCTCTAAGAGCTTCTAATGCATCCGTAGCTTCATCCTCAAGTAAACCAGCATCTTCATATTTAGTAAGCTTCTTATCTATTTGCTTACTACTAAACCCTTTTTCTTTAAGGAATTCCTTAATAACTAACTTCTGATTTACTTCATTGTCTTCAATCTCAAAATCTTCTAGATCTAGCTCTCCATCAATTTGGAAATAATCTTTCAAGTTACCACCATTTTTAACAAATTTATCTAGTGCCTCTACTTCTTCACTAGCATACTGTGGTACTGAATTCTCTTCAATTACTTCCTGGAAGTACTCTACTAATTCTTCAGGAGTTTGAGGTATTTCTTCATCCTCATCTAATTCCCAACCCATTTTATCTGATAAAGCTTCAAAGAATGTAGCTACAGCGTTATCTTCAGTATCATCATCTGCCTGATTATCTGTATCAATTACAGTATCATCATCTACTTTATCATTCTTGTTATCTTTATCATCCTTAGAAGAATCATCATCAGGATCCTATTTATTGTCTTTGTCTTCTTTTTTATCCTGTTTAGCATCCTTATCATCATTAGAGCTACCTTTACCTTTTTTAGTAAGAGCTTCTAATTCCTCTTCTGTTAATTCTTCACTTGCTCCATCTATAATATCGCTATCATTAATAGATGTATTGTTATTTACTACACTACCTGGCATGAATTCTTCAAATACTTCAAAGCCGTTCAATGTGTTATTATCCATAATTATATATAATTAGATTAATTGTTTTTCTTTCTTCCTTTATGTTTCCAACGTCTAGCGTTCTAAGCGAATATTGCTCTTTTACGTGTTAAAGGATTCTTACTATGCGTAAGTTCCTCAGTAGTTTTACCTGTTCTTTTCTTTAGAGCGTTAAACTTACCTCTATTCTTTTTCTTAATGTGAATACCACCATACTTATATGAAGGTATGGGATAAACCGGCATAATGCCTGTATAGTCTATTAGATCATTCATTTAAGTATTTATTAGGTCCTAGACTAGAACAATCAAATGGCTGATTTTCTACCAAACAATCTATTAAATAGTTTATAATAAAATCCTTTTCGTCATTAGTAAAATAAGAATTCTACTCCCACTTATCTAAAATAGCAAACTATTCTGTAGTGTAATATAAATCCGGATTAGGATCAATGTATCCATATTTCATAGATACATAGTCTTCCATAAACTATTTCCAGCGTTTGCCTTTTTCAATTACTTCTTGTAAATTCAAGATTTTATTTTTTACATTCTCAGCGAATTTATTTTTCTTGTTCAATTCCATTATTGAAATATTTATTTACTCCAATTGCTCCTATACCTAACAAAGGTATAGAATTAAACCATTTAGTATATGCAGATAAGCTCTTATGTTGTTTATAAGCTCTTTTAATAGAATCTTTATCACCTAAAGAATCCATATATTTCTTAATTAAAGCAGTAGATACAGGTTCTTCTAAACTACTAATAGCTTTATCATTATACATTCTTGTTCTTAACTAATTCATGTAAGCTTTCTATTCTGTACCCAACTTAAAATAATCATCCTTTACATCATTAGTTTTCTTTAAAGATGCTTCAAGTTGTTTAAGCATATTATTATTTGTAGAAGTATCTCTATTTCTACTAATTATGAAATCTGTATAATGATTTAATTCATGTCTAGCTAGTTCATCTGCTGCCATAGGTCTGTATGGATTTACAAGAAAATCAAAATCTTCTGGTCCAGCACCTATACCTGTTTTAATAAAGTTTTTATTAGCCTAATCCTTAGCCTGCATTTTACCAATTTCTTTCATATCTATCCCCTATACTTCTGGCAAACTGAAGAACTTATGTTCGTACAAATCAGATAAAAGCTTATAAGTATCACTATAATTTGTTCCAAACATTTGATCTGCTTTTTCAGCTCTAACTCTATGAGCATAATCGTTTACACTTTCGAGTACTCTATTACGTTCATTAGCTACATCAGATAAATACTCTCTTTTCTATTTGATGTTGTCAAATGCAGCATTAAGCAGATCCTATTCTCTACTTCTACTAACTGATGGTATATATCTTGCAGTTGGTTTTAACTGACGTAATCCACTTGGTATAAATGGTAATATTCCCAATGCAGCTAAACCAGCTCCAGTCCAATCTTTTTCTGTAACAGCATTATACACATCTCTAGCAGATAACGCATCTCCTATAGGGGTTATATTAGCAGCATTTTCTAGATCAAATACAGGTTTAAGTCCTTGCTCTTTAGGTCTACCATCGGGAGTTCTACCTAATTTAGTATTAATAGCTTTAGTAAAGTCATCATCCGGATTACCTACTTCACCTCCTTCTGCATAATTATAAGCGAAAGTATTAGTTAGATCTGATATATCCTGAGTAGTAATATCTTTCCACTAATCAGGAATTACAGCCCCTTTGTCTATCATTTCCTATATATCATCAGAACTAAGCTATCTATTAGGATCGATGTAGTAATTACCAGTATCATCCTTTAAAGTCTAATTCTTACCTCTAAAATCCCAAGTTTGTGCGTGTTTTTCATTAGCTTGGTTTATATAGTCTGAATATTGTGGATCATTACTAGGTATACTTATATTTGGAGTAGAATCTAAAATAGCTGGGTTATTGTCTCCTACTATATGACCTATACCTTCGTGCCATGTGTTTCTAGGAGCTCCATAATATGAATACATACTCGGTACTGCAAATCCTTTAGTGCCTTTAGCGTTAATAGCTTGTAATTGTGATTTAATATTCTGTTCTGTTGGAGTATAACCTTGTGAAATTAGATTATCTTTCATAGCTTCTGTAGGATTCTTCCAGGTAGCTTTATCTATATCTGAAAGTATTTTATCTAACTTACCATCACCCAATTGAGATCTGTACTTTGTATTCTTAGCTCTTTCTTTATACCAATTAGTAGCAAATTCTTTCTAATAAGTATTTTGATTCTATAACATCACGTTATAGTCTAGTTTGTCTCCTATAGTTGATTTTTTTCGTATATCTTTCAATGATTTACGAGCTACTTCTCCACCATCTGCATACACGTTTATAGGACCTTCTTCTTTTGATTTAGTATATACTTTATCTCCAACAAAGTAAGTATTGTAACCTATTTTAGCATCTTCTGCTAATCCTTTCCAGAATGTAGGATGTAAAGATGTTTTTAATATTTCTCCTGTTTGAGGATTTCTAGTAGGCAAATGATAAAATCCGTCATTTTCTAAAATAGGCTAAGCTCCTGATTCATATGCTCCTCGCATATTATATTCAGTATCATCTGTATACTTAAGATTATCAGGTAAACTATTCCTCCAATCCCAATAGCCTTTACCGGGATTGTTTTCCCGGTAAGACTTTAGATTTTGCATTCTCTATTTAAATGCTTGTTTATCCATGTTAATATTCACATGTTTCTAAATATAACTCTAATAAATTAATAAGATTTTTAGGATCAGAAGAATGAGCTCTAAGAGATATCAATGGTTTTTCATCTACCCTTGCTATCTTATCACGTAATAGCAAATGATACTTTAAACCATTTCCATCTAAATCGCAAGTATACCACCAATAACAATTATAGTTATCATTAAGATCTTCAGGGTATTTTTCCTAAAGATATTTTATAGTTTCATTCTTGTCCATAAAATTTTATCTTATCATTTACTACCTTTACCTTTTTTATCACCGGATTTCTTTCCGCCTTTTCCACATGCCATAATTATTCCTCCTTAATTTTATTTTTATAACTACCTATTTTTACATACTTAAACCATGAATAGTGTTTACGCTCTTTACAGTAGTTTAAGTTTTTATCATTGTTGTGAGCTTCCTCTTCAAAGCTAACGTCATGATATTTATCGCTTTGTTTATTCCACTTACAAGATAACATTATACAAAGATATTCTAATCCATACCATAAGTAAAATGGAATCCAAAGCATTTCCTGCATCTATTTTAGATGTATCTTTTCATGGTTGTATTCAGTTTCTGTTACAACTACATCATTTCTCTGAAATATAACACCAAAGAAATTCATTAATTTATATCCTTTAAATGGTATAAATTTATTCTTGATTATCTTCATATTACTTCTCTCCTACTACTTTATTCTGTTTTGCAGTACGTGCTTTTAATTGTTCACGTTCCATAGCAGCTTTGTCTTTCTACTTCTGCAATTCCATTTCTTGCTTCATTTTCTATTTTTCAAGCTCAATCTTCTTATTCTCAATTTCACGTTTCATTTCCATTTCACGTTTCTTATTATTGAACTCAAATTGTTTAGAAGCAATATCAGAATTTACCTTTTGTTGTTCAATAGCTTGTTTACCTATTTCAATTACATCAGGCACTCCTGATCCGTCTTGATCCATATTTTCAGCACCTCTATAAGCATTTAATTGAGCAACAGTGATCTTAGTAGCATTATTAGAATCAATTTCATATTTCTTAAGATCCATTTCTGCTTCTTTAAGCATAAGCTCTTCTTCTTTAATTTCATTCTGAATCTGAGCCATTTGCTGTTCACGTTCTGCTTGAGCTTGTTCCATAGCTTGTTGCTGTTCCATTCTCTTTTGCTCTATTTCTTCTAATTTACTTCTAATCATAGTGACATTATCCATAGTAATAATCTCGGCTATATCAAGTAAACTAGCTCCATTTTGCATAGCAGGTTGCATTAAGTTCTTAAGAGCTTCTATTTGTTGTTGGTTCTTAGTAGTATCTTCTACAAATATATCCATGTCTTCATAGAAGAAATCATCCGATAAAGTTAAAAATGCTCTAGTAGCATCATCTAATACGTACTGTATACTAGTCTTATTGTCTTTCCAAGCATGTTTAGCTGTGTCTAATAACATAGTTAAACATTCTTTTTTTACCTAATTATGAACCCAAAACCAAGGTTCAGTAATATGAGCTGACTATACTACAGATCTTTCTACATTACCTACTAATTCATTAGATGAAATAGAACCTTCTCTTTGTTTACTTACTCCGGATATTTCAGATAACATAGATTCTATCTTATCCATTAGATTAATATACTAGTCTATAGTATTAGCCATAGTAAGATCAAGCGCGGATATCTAATTGAACTGACTAGGCTTACCACCTTCTCTACCTGGAATATCCCAACCTTCTTCATAAGGATTTACAAAGTTAACTCCAAGGGCTGATAAATAATGCATCCACTTAGCTACATCTATATTCATAGACTTAGGTATCTAAGTAATGTCCATAGTAACTACTTTACCCTTATCTCTAGCCATAGCTAATTCAAGACGATACCATAGTACAATATACATATATTGTAGTGGCTTCATCATACTAACAAGACTACGTGGTCTACTATTAGTATTGTTATATATTACTCCAGTATAAGGTAATCTTTGAGCATTCGGATTATCAGCAGATATATGCTGATACTCAATAGGCTATATACCAACATATAAGTCCTGTCCTATTCTATATCCTTCCCATACTTCTATAATCCATTTCCATTCAACATCAAGTTCATTGCCCGTTTCTTTGTAGGTTTCATCTACTTGGTATTCTTCTGGCATACCTGTTTCAGGATTGATTATATTAACAAAACCTATCTTCTTTAAAGACTTCCAACAACAATGCCATACATGTATATTATCAGCTTCTTCAAAAGGATTAGAACTAAAACCATTTATACTGTGAGTTTTAATGTGAGGATAGTCTAAAGATGTTTTTCTTACTTCTGGAGTTACACCACCTTTAGAGCGATCATCCATCATATCTAGTAACTCATTTAGTTGTTTTTCTGACATTTTATCATATAACCTATCATATACTTCAGTAAGAGACATAATCATCTCATAACAACACCATTGAGCCTCGTGTATAAACTCTAAGTCAGATGTATCTGAATCATAATCAAAGTATATTGGATTAATACGCTGCAAACACGGTTCTCCATTTACTATACCAACGTAGTATATTTCTTCTCCACCTATTAAAGCATCTTTCCACCCTTTAAAGAACTCATGAGTAATATTTAATTTATTCTTTAAGTAATTAAGACTATGATATGCGGTTATTTCAGCAATATCCTTATAGTCTTTACTTATGTACTTTTGTATCTACTCAGGAGTCATTATTTCTCCAGACTATAATGCTTCTTGATACCTAGCTTGTTCTTCAGGTCCTAGTTTACTCATGATTGTCGCTTGAATATAATCAACAATCATTTGTTTAGCTTTATCCTGTATTTCGCTAGTAGCTATATCACTAGTATGTACTACTCTGAAGTTAAATGGTCTTTTAGTTTCTTCTCCTAAAAGTAAATCAATCTTTGGCTTTATTATATTATAGTCTTGAGCCATAGCTGGAAATCCATCCTATTGTTTGAATGGATTAGTAACATACTTAAGATCTTTTTCACTATATATACTATTGTATAGATCATAGTAAGTCTACATTTCCTCTTTACGGCTTCTATTGTTACCATCTCTAGAACTACCTTGACTATGCCCAGCTATGTAATCTACACAGGCTTCTTTCCAGTCTTGAGTCTTCTTAGACATAGGTAGTCTCTATAAGGGAAATTGATTAATATTTCTCATAATTAAAACATATATGCTTCTATATTATCAGCCATTTCGTCGTCACGAAACCACTGTTGAGTGAATATAGGGCCATCAAATAGTACCCTATTTCTATTCTCTTTTTTTACTTCTTTTACTTTAACATTATATAGCTGTTCTCTATATATCATTACTTGTGTCAACGCCATTACCCTATCCACGTTAACTACATCATTTGCAGCTATAAGCTCTTCTAATAGCGGTTCTGACATAATGTTGTATACATTTTTCTTTCCATCAGCATTAATATCATTAAGCCAGTCTTTTATAAGACCCCAACCCCACTATTTGATCTGTTTATTCATATGACAACCTTTTTTTCTATTTACTTTAGAATTACTAACAATGTCATTAATAATATCAGGTTGGTCAGCTAGTAAGTAATCACAATGCTTATTAGTAAAGTAAACAAATATACCTTTATTTTGATTTTCATACATTGCTCTAGCATTGTAATATAACAATAATTTTCTTACATTTTCATAAAACTCTTCTGCTGATTTAGGTCTACCAGTATACTCAGCTACTATAATATCTGAATATTGTTCTATAGATTGAACACGCTTATATATAAAGCAGGAACCTAGAGACGTAGTACTTGATTCATCATAGTCATAACTATCGACACCCGCAATGTATAATCCAGGACTAGCATCTTTATTAGGATGCTCCCATATCACTATAGATCCAGTTGGATCATCTCCTATTAGAGCTCCTGTAGTTTCATCTCTTTTAGTTCTTAAAGGATAGTGAGTTATGTCTCCAGTCTTCTTAATTACCCATTTAATGGTACCATCAGGTTGCTATACTAGATCTCCTACCTATTTATGATTCTATAGTTTCTTATTAGTTCTAAGTAAAGATAGCTATTCCTATAATTCTTTTTTAGGAAATATATTACCATTAAATTCTAGCATAGCCTCAGCAGGAGTAATAGGTCTCTCTGCTACATATCGGTCTACTGCTGCATTACTAGTAGCATTAGATATTACTATCTATCTTTCGGCTAATATATGTTCTAAAGACTTTTTTCTAAACGTATTACCATCCTCATCCATGTATATACGTTTACCTTCTTTATCACGTATATCAAGGTTAGTATATTGAGGTACAAAGAATCCACATTTATTAGTAGTAGCTGTTTCATCCCATATGTTATCAAATCCTAAACAGTTATAACCATCTGGATTATAGAACATATCCTTCATAGTTTCAAATGCACTGCCTTCGTCACCACCTGTTCCCCATACGATCATAGTACCAAATGCTATACCGTCCACTTCTACTGACGGTCTTGCAATTTGCCATGCAGCCCCTAATTCTGAGAAAGAACCTCCCTCTTCAAACAAAATAAGATTAGCTTTCTTACCACGAACTACATCAGGATTATCCTTTAGAGTAACACCAATAATCTCTGATTTATAACCCATTTCTATTACATTACCGTAATCATCTTTAGTGTAGAAACCAGCACGCCTACGCATCTAAGTATTAACAGATCTCTTCTTACCCCATGCTGTATTCTTATCTATAAAGTCCATATAGTCCCATGCTTTAGTAAGAATACCATCATCAGTTAGATACTATTTATTTGATGCATATATAAATGTCTTACTATTGGGAATTAAGTAATAGTTACGACAAGCCATAGCTCCTCCTTTATAAGAGAAACCCTTTCTACGTGACTTTAATAAACATAAGTGTTTACCTACTTCTTCTGCTTCCTATACCGCATTAAAATAGTAATAGTCATAATCCCAAAAATCAGGAAAGCTAACCTCATTAACACGTTTTACTACTGTATTACCTAACTTATCAGTAGTAATATGATTAACTATTCTAGATATAGGACAATAGTTTAAATAAAAATAGTTATATCCACTGATAAAGTCTCCATCATCAGCAGTATAACCATTAATACATCTATCTCTTTCTTCATCCCAGAATTTGTAAAATTCCGTGGTTCCTTCTGGATACTGACAGTATTGTCCTGTATTTAGGAACTATATTGAAGCCTAACGAAATTTATTACTATTTACTATTTTTTTATTAAAGTCTACCATATTTGTTTTAAAAAAAGGGGCGCGTTTCACAACGAACCCCTTCCCAACTTATTAAAATAAAAAACATGTTTAACATATAGTGCGGACCCACGACTCGAACGGGAACTGATGGTTATGAGCCACCAATGATACCTTTTCACCAATCCGCAGTACACAGGTTTATACGTGACACCTGTTTAACACGCTGGCTTACGATCCAGTCCTTCATTAGCTGTGTTTACTATTGATCAGATAGTAAGTGACTTAGGAAGTTACGTTGCTCCTCAAAAGCTTCAATATTTTTTAAGTAGTTTATCAGTACGGATCGCACTTCTGCGCCCAAATCCTTTAATATTTAACGTGCAGTTTGAATATACTACATTACAGTTTTTCTGATAAACTACTTATAAGGAGATTTCCAGTGACTGCAACTCAGTTTCTTAAGCTGAGGTTTATACGCCTTATATTTAGTACTCCTTACCTGGGCTAACGTTTACCCCAGACTACCTGTTCACGATAACTACCTATCCAACAAGTTTCCTTCTGCTATTATAGTTTCAAAGGACTGGTATTTTAATTGGTAGCCCCACTACGACTCGAACGCAGACTAAGAGGGTTAGAGCCTCCTGTGCTAACCATTACACCATAGGGCAGTGCACGTAGATATATTTTAATTGCCTCTACGTATGGCAAGTGTATTTAGAACCAACTAAATAGTCTCTTATACCAAGGCTTCTTAACAACTACCTTACATAATACAGCGTCTACTTCTTTAACTTGTTCCCAGAAGTCTGCGCCATCTTTAGTCAAATCAAACGTAATAATCAATTTTGTTTTCATAATTTGCTTAGTTTATTCTTAAAACGTATTGTTTAATTTAGGTTATAAATTAATGTATTATTTCACCAACTCATAAGGATTAACCTTAGCATCACCTTTAACTTTACCCATAGCTACCTCTTCGGCCTTAACCATATTCTCTAGAGTATCGATACTTTTAAGTACATTACCTACAGAGGTCATACCAGCCAATAAGTCTTTAATTTTCTTCTCATCTAGAGTATCGTCAAGCGATTCTTTATAGTACTTACTGATGCTATCTAATTTCAGTCTCATATTATCAAGCATCTCCAGCGTACGAGTATAACAGAACGCTTTATAGTCGTTTTCACAGCTAATCTCTTCAGCAGTAAATTGGTAGTTTTCATCACCAAATATTTCTTTTTTTAGCTTTTCCTCTCTACTATCAGCTTCCATACTCTGAACATACGGACTATTCCATTTATTCATAAGTACTATATAACTAATTACTTTAGTGGCGTGCTCTTTATCTGGCTTATCAGCATCCCATACCTTTTTAAAGCATGGGATACCTAAAGCATCTGAGTGAATAACTACTTTACCACCTATAATGTCAAATAGTTTCATTAACTTCTATTTTCTTAGTTAAGCTTTCAAACCATCTACTAATGTCATCTTTAGCTACTAGATCGGTGCATACTACTACTTTAGTATCATAATCTACTCCATTCCAGTTAACAAAACATAGTATTAGGTCTCCTTCATTATAATCTATTACCTCAGTATCAGTAATTACTTGTCCAGACTATTTAGCAAAGAACGCATCTCTTACATCAAAGTCACTAGGCGTATTTTTAATGGCATTAGTTTCAGTATCATATAGAACTTTATCGCCGTATTTGTTTATTAACAGTTTATCCATATTAATAATTTGAAGTACATTCACATTTTAGATCACAATCACTACAAACTTTTTCAGTACATTTTTGCTTTTCCATTTCTTCAATGAATTTCTTTTTACGTTCAAAGTAATTGTTTAAATAACTGTTATTAATAATAATTAAATCTCCTTCTTTTTCATTGCCAATACGGTACATAAGTATTACTACATCACCTTTTTCTACTTTGTATTCTTTGTCAGATCTTATAAGAATACCGTCTTCATCAATAACCCACATATAATCCATATCATATGCTGTGTCAATATATTTTATATCTAATGTATCGGTATTTACTTTTATTATTGATTTTCTTTTATCTAAAACGTATTTATTCATAATGTCTAATTTTTAGTCAATTCTATAACCTAAATAATATTCCTTACTTAATCTCTATAGTATACTTTCAGCTAATTTCTAAGGTACATTTGGATTCACATACTCTGAGTTATTCTTGTACTTCTGTAGTATCTCCTGAAACTACGCTATCTCCTTTTCTAGACTCTGAGTTGTTATATTGCTGCGTATATTTTTCATATAATTTATCACATAAGTAGTCTATCTGATCTGCTCTATCAAGTGTAGCTCCTTTGTTAGTATTATCTATAATCATATCTGTTACTGCATCTAACATATCTCCACTAAACTGATCATACATAAGTTCTCCAGATAGTATCAATTCTTCTACTTTATCAAATAGCTTCTTCATCTTCTTTGGTAATATAGAACTATCAGTATTACTTTTTTCTATATTCCACATTGCTATACTTTCTTCCTTTGTCATTGTTTATTAAATTTAATTACGCTACTACTGATACAACTTGCTGCCCAACCAAGTAAATAAGCATAGCATTCATTTCTGCTGAAAACATCTGCTGATAGTCCAAGACTATCGAATATATAATCTGTAACATGTGTTGCCTCATGAGGTATAGTATTTGATAAATCATCACTATCTAGATCAAAAATAAGTACTAATACACCAGATCTTCCTGAATTCTTGTGTATTACTGGTATTGTCATAGCACTAGTACATCCTGTTTCATAATCTTCTACTAGATTTTTATAGGTATCTGGATTCTCTTTAGTAAAATCATTTATATTACAAAATACAAACATTTTATCTAGATCTGTAATTTCAGTAGCAACCCAAAGTAATCTAGGATAAACTACAGGATCGTATTTGTCAATCTTTCTTTTCATACTGTTTCTTTAACTTAATTTTACCTAAATATGTGAATCTGATAGCTTTATCTTCCATATTTGTTATAGCTTCATTAGCAAATCTAAATGGGCTATTACATATAACTTCTATAACATGATAAGGCAAATTATACTTATTGCTTAACTTAGTATATATACTTGGTTGATTTTTCATTAAAGCTTATTTTCCTATAATACTTACATTTATCTAAAGTAATAGAGCCACTTATAGTATTTGGTCTAATTACATTAATAATATCAGCTATATCTAACCAATTATTAGAATATCTTAAACTACCTGTTATAACAGCTAATTTATTTGATTCTAGTTTACTATACTTACGTATAGGCTCGTATATAGCGGTATTATTATCAAAGTTACCATTAACACTTAAAAGCTCTGTTTTCTGGGTAATAAGAGTAAATTTATTATAAGGTAGGTCTCTTTTTAAGAAATTATACCAAATTTTCTTAAGTAAGCTATAATCCTTCCAAACTATAATAGATCCAGGCTCAAGCATTGTTGATTGTATTTTCATCTTTATTCAATCTTAAAATTATAGTTATTTGTACTCTATCACCGATTACTTCTGGTATTAAAGCCTTATTGACTACTACTTCATCTTCAATTCTACCTTTCACAAGTATACCAGAATTTTTAAATTTAGTAATGTATCTACTCAAGTTATCTGGAGTAATACCTAACGTCTTTCTAATATACTTTCTATTTTCAGTACTAATTACATTCTTACTGATATTAGGGAGCTTTGGAGTATTTATATCTATTTGTATAAATGTAGATAATAATTCTAACTCCCTATCAGTAAGCTTAAGTATACCATTAAGGCTTCTTAGAAATTCATTGTATAAATCGGTTTTAGATACTCCCTTAACCAATTTATTCATTTTCTAATCTAGCTTTAACGTTATCTGCAAATTTAATCAAATTATAAAGTACAGTCTCAGCCTCTACCTTAACACAAGGTTGCATTTCTCCTTTTTCAAACTTATCTTGTGTGTCCTTAAGATTCTGTTTATACTCTTCAATCTTCTCATTTAAGAAGTTAATAGTTTCTTCGATTTCTTTAGAAGAAGATACCTTGACCATAATTTCTTTTTCAACTAATTCGTCTGCTGTTATAGGATCTAACATAGCCGATCTGAACTTATCGCCACTTGTAATATCAAGAGTATACGCATCAAGTTCTTCATCGTATGTAAGAATATCGCCTTTCTTAAAGAATCCGTCTTCTTTTACTACTTTTAAATTTTTCATTTTTCTAACTTTTTACAGGCCCACAATACAAATACACCTATTAATATTGCTAATAACCATTGTTTTTCTTCCATATCACTAAAACGGTTATGTTAAAAAATTGTTAATACTTTTTAACATTTGTTAACATTTAAAGTACGTATAAAGAAAAACCCCAGCCAAAGCCGGGGTTTATCCAGAATATTTATAATAAAAATGTCATGTATGTATAAATATTGATTATTTACAAATCGCTATCACGTCATAGGTTTTGACTAATTGACTATTCTTGAACAGATCGAAATCTTTAGCAAATTTCTTATTATATACTACCTTATCTCCGATATTTAATTCATCTTCTTTATATGAAGATGGCAATGCTAAAACAATGCCAGTAGCCCATTCAGATTCTACTTCCTTTGTTTCTGTCTTTGTTTCATACTTATTATATCCTTCTTCGTCCTTCTCTCCTGTAGGAATCTGCTCTGTAATTTCCTTAGTAACCATAATAGGATCTAAAGGCTTCACCAACGCATCCTTTAAGAAGGTATAATTAAGTTTCTCTAAAACTGTTTCTAATACTTTATCTTCGTTCATATTCTTTAACTTAGTTTAATACTATAACGTAAAGTATAGTCATAGGTTCTTATTTTATTGCTTTATTTTAAGTATATTACCGCCATTAGAAGTGCAGTAAGTAACTGCTTTAACTGGGCAAGTTAACTGACTTTGAAAGTAGCAACCATCACATTTACCTCCTTTAGATGATTCTACTATAAACTGTTTGCCATTTATATCTATAGGCAGTTTATTCTTTATTATTCTTGCCAATTCTGGATCATTTATTGTCATTTACTTTTCCCTTTCCGTGCTTATCTAAGTAAAGCATAGCTATTGCATTCCAAGCTACAGCAGCCAAATGATTTACTTTAGTTTCTTCGTCAATCTTAGTTCCTTTTTCATACTCAAGTAAGTGTCTTAACATAGCTGCTTTATAACGTTGATAACCGTTTTCTAAGCCTTGCCAGTTATTATCTCCATACTTAATAGAACCAGCTGTATAAAGCTTTACTATGTCTTCAATCTCTTCTAAAGGTAGTAAATCCCATCTTAGTTTACCATCTTGGAAATCATTCTTCTTCCCGCTCTTCTCGCTTCCCATAAATATATTCAAAATAATCAACTATGAATTGAGCTGTCTCTTTATCCTCTCCGTCTTCTATATAAGAGTTTATCACCTTTTCTCTTATGTCATTGGTATAAAAGAGAATTAAATTATCAAAGTCTTCAGTACTACCAAATTTTAGGAACTTGCTGTAAATATTCTTCAGACCCTTGTTTGAAGGGTAATATTCTACTGCTTTTATTTCTGTCATAGTATAATCTTTTTAAGTATATAACCTTGAGTACAGTAATTAGTAACTCTAGGAGGACAACTATTATGATATAAACTACAACCTTCACACATACCTTTATGCAACTCAGGTACTAACTGATAAGGTTTATTACCATGATATATTATCTTTCCAGAGTAGGCTTTATCAACTTTAATTTCTTTATTCATATGTATTATCTTAAGTAAAGTAGTATAATTAATTTATCTAGAGTAAGAGCAGTTATGTATGGCTTACTTATGATATAGAACTTATTAGTCTGCATTAGTAGCCTAACCCCTCTTACTCCCCTATAAACGTCTAATATGCTATTTATGTTACCTTTTCTTTAACATTTATTAACATTATTTATGATTATTTAACGCTATAATGTTAATACTTTTTAACATTTATTAACAATTCTTTTAGCTCATTAGCTAACTTCTGTGCATCAGGATGAGCTGCTTTACTACATCTAAGTTCAAAGAAATTTTCCCAATCACTTTCAAAACCTGTCATTACTAGTTCTGTTTTAGTAGCATTAGGTAGTACTACTCTTGCTTCTTGAGGTTTATAACCCATATCAAGCAATGATTTATAATAGTCTTCGCATTTCTGTAATATTTCGCAGAAATATCTTTCTCCAGATTCTATAATAGAACTGTTATAATTCCACCAAGAAGGCATAATAAAGGTAATTTCATTATTAAATTTATCTTTAGAGTAGTTACAATATCTTTGAGACTCCTGTGCAAAGCTAAATACTCTATGTCTTACAAACTCATGACTTACTCCTCTATCACATATAAATTTCGCTGTAATACGTATCTCATGATGCTCTGTAGGCTCTACTTGATATTGTAAATCATCTAATCTATTATTCTCTACTATAACACGCATATTAGTAGTTATATAATAGAAATAATCATCTTCATTTACTTTAGAGTACTTATTTCTAATATAGAATATAGGATCTCCAATGTTCATAGCTGTCTTAGCAATAGTAAGATAAATAGTACCGTGTTCTAGTATAGCTCCATGCCCTAACTTGATCATACGATCTACAAACTCTTTAGCACTATCTTCTGTTATATTATTCTCACTCTTATAACAAGTTCTCCCTGCCAACTCTATCATCTTATAAGGATCTTTCTCCTCAATTATCTGTACGCTAGATTCTATTAGTTTCATATTAGTTAAATTTTATCTTCTATTATTTCTACTGGTATCATATATACGTGCCCTTCATACTCTGGCAGACCTTGTTGTACCACGTAATACTGTTCATCTACTTTTACTATTTCAGACCATCCATCATCTGTAGGTCCTATGTAAACAGATCTCTTATATAACTCTATAGACTTACTAAAAGGAATAGCATTACCTATTATTTTATACTCAACATTCATACTATTATAACGCATTGATTAATAATAATTACAAAAATTTAACAAATTTTATAAAAAATTTAGAGGTATAAATGCCCGTGTGTGGACTACCACAAAACAAATCCCCCACCCCTGTTAGAAATCGGGAAGTCCCCGGTAGGTCTGTTATGTTTACTTATGAAAATGCAACGGAATGCAAATCAACCACTACTGTCAATCATTGGATTATTAACTAAATCTACTTATTATGTTATCTGATTGTTTATTTACTCCATCTGATACAGATGAAGATTATGCTGATGCATGGTTCAATTGAGATTAATATAAGGGCTGTAATAGCCCTTATTTGTTTGATTATTAACTAAAACTTTATAAATATGCTTAACAAAATCAAATTGTATATAGGCTATTGGCTTATTATGTTGTCTTTCTATCCTTATAGGAAGGTATTCGTACAGGATTGGCTTACTCTTAAAGAGGCATTCAAAGTAATCTCACATCCTGAGGATTATGACAGTACTACTGTTACATCAAATTATATGTTATTTTCATATACAAACATTGAGTTACGTAGGAAAGTAGAACTATTTAAACTCATTAAGTCATGAGTAAGAAGAGTAAAATGAAAGAAAGAGAGGAAGCTTCTTATATAGCTCCTTGTGAAGATGTAGTTGTTGAATTACCTTTTATGGTAAAGAGAGTAATGCGTGTGTGTCGTCCAAGTAATGAACTGTGTAAACAGTGCATGAGATACGAGTACTGTAATGAGTATCATTTTATGATAGGTGAAAACTACAAACCAGCTTGTGTAAATGTATATGAAGACGATACATGTATTATTGACGAAGACAATTTATAAACAATTGTTATACACAGTACTAAGTACTCAGTATTGCCACAAAGGCTGCGCACAGGAAGCAAATCAGGCACAGCTGCCAGCCATTGGGGGAAGCGAGAAGGAATTCATAGTGTTTGCCATTGTTTGAGTGGGTAGGTGATGATATACCACTCACCCACATTCTTCCACTTCTCCCATTTTCAATGTATTACCTCATCAAGTAATATATAGCTATAATTTACAAATCACCAAAAACCTCACACTGTATAGGTAAGTGTATCATGTCATGGCACGTTATAAATTAATCGAACCGTTAATCAAAACAGTTGAAGCAGGCAAGCAAAATGCAGGCACTAAATATGTAGTTGCTAAGCTTCAGAATGTAATATGTATTTGGGAAGAACCGCAAACATTTACTTGTTTCATTCAACCCATTGTAAACATGCTTACCCCATTATTGTCAATTCAACATGGAGGAGCAGCACAAACAGACCAACCAATTCCTGAAGAATTACAGTATGTAACAGGATGTTGGATTGACTGGTGTCCGCCACAGAAGTTCTACAAACAACATCTGTCAGACCATCCAGCAAGACCTGCAACAGCAACTCGACCAGCTACTGAAGCAATCAAAGCTGGTTCACTTGTATCGAAAGGTGGAAAACCCATTCTTTACACCACATTACGTATATTCTGTCAATATTACATTGACGAATTCGGAGAAAAACAATGGATACGTGGAGGTTCTCCTGAAGAAGTAGGACAAAGAGCATTCAGTGCTTATTGTATACCAGCTGAAGAAGACAAAGCTCCTCAGCTTATATCAACTACTCCAGAACCTGAAATAGTTGGAGGACAAGTAGTACAACCTGCTACAGCTCCTACTACGCAAGGTCAACAACCAACCTTCACACAAGCACCACAAGGAGGTCAACCATTACCTTATTAACACAGAGACCGACAACGTGTTACCGCTGACAGACCGGGAATAAGAATAGTCTGTCAATTTAAAAAACTCAATAACTTCGGAGTAGCGTAAGCTACGGAGTTGTGTAACAATCCCAAGACGTTGAGGGCACCAGTTTCTTATTGACAAAACGTTTGAGAGGCTGTACAATTATCATGGTCAACTCTGTTAAGAGACGATTGATAATAGAGTCAAGAGTAGTCTTAATCAATATGCACAATTGAAGACAGACTACAAATCCACGTGGTAGAGGCAGGTATTAGGTTCATATCTGAGTGCACCTCTTAGGAGCAACCAACCAAAGCAAGTAGGGAATAAGCTATACCTCGATAGGCTTAATGAGGTTCTTGACAGTCTGATACTAACTGAACAATAAGTATCTCTCTTAGTTATTTGCGCTTCACAGGCAAATGTAATATATTACGGTCAGATGTAATATTCTAAGTGTTAATAGAGTAAGAGAAAATGAGACGGCATATCGTACGTAGCTCTTAGCATAGCTTATAGTGGTGTTTTCCATAGCTATATTAATGCGCTTACTCTATTTCTACACTGTGTGAATCAGTGTCAACTTTGTGGGGCTTATATCTTAGGAGCGCATATAAATAAACCTATATCTCAATAGAAGGAATAATAGTTGCAAATAGTATTCTGGAAATTCTTTTATAGTTACGTTTATACCTAAGTATTAGTGCAGAGAAATCAAAGACATGTACCGTATAGGAAGAAAAAGCTAGTGTACAAAGTAAAATCCAGGGACGTGGCTGTCCTATAACATTTTTCAGTAAGCCAGAGAGTATGTTCAAAGGATAATCATACTCTCCTCTTTAAGGTGAGAATCCTTGACAAGCATGTGGGGCTTATATCTATTCATACAGAGCAAGTACGTACGGGAAAGCTTAAAATACTCATCTGTAAAATAGTATTAGTGCAGACTTTAAAATCATGCAGTATAACAATCTTCCATATACTAATACAATAGAGAGCTTCTGAATCATGTTATACTTATTAGTCCTAAGCGTAGGATAGTCCTCAACTTATTATGTTCCGTTAGCTTAATATGGATTTGTAGAATACTAAGAGTAGTATTGCTAGTATATTTATATGTGAATATAGATATACTGGTTGCACTCATAAGGCAGCCTTCACGTGGCGAGTGTGTTAAGTAATAGGTTAAATAAATCTTCCAGTTTGTACCTATGAAAACTAATGCCTTACTTTTTATTAACAATTTAATCAATAAATTATGGTAGAAGCAATAGCAACATTAATTACTGTACTTTGTGGTATATTAGCAATAATAATAGCAGCTTGTACTATGCAAGCACCATACTCAAAAACAGTAAACAACGTACTTAGAACATTATTTATAATAAGTACTATTAGTGGAGGAACAGCAATTATTTCAATAATAGTGAGATTATTAATAATTTATTAACAACAATGCTCAGATGGCGAAATTGGTAGACGCTTCAGACTTAAACTCTGATGATTATTATAATCGTGCGGGTTCGATTCCCGCTCTGAGTACATTCATTAACTTAAAACAATAATTATGAGAGCAAAGAAATCAATTCGAGCATGGGTAGCTAGAGAAAAAAATGGAGCGTTATTTTTGTTCTGTGAAAAACCAAAAAAGAGTAAATCTTACTGGATAAATTCAAATACGTTCAATAGTCTAGTACTCCCAAAAGAAACTTTCCCTAATGTAAAATGGGAAGACAATGAACCTACTAGAGTATATATTAGAATAGCATAGTATGACAATCAAAAGAAGTTATTCAAATAGTATACTCACAAGCATTAGCGAGTTTTTAATTATACTAATTATAACATTAATAGCAGCAGTAGCAATAACTAAATATTGTGCAGACTATGATTATTATAATTATGTAGAACTTAAAGCACAGTATAAAAACTATATTGTAACTAATAAGTATGTACGGAACTCAGACACTTATGTGTTAGAACTCATGAACCCTTTCAGTAAAAAGACTGAAGAAGTATACATTAAGGATTATCTATACTATAATACTTACTTTGTAGGAGATACTATAAAATGAAAAAAGTCAGAGCACACTATAAAGGTAAATATTATTATTTAGGTAGAGCTAAGAACTTAGAAGAAGAACTCAATCTAAAAAGAGATTTTCTAAGACAAATAGTTAATATACCTAAAGAAGATATAGAATCATTTCGCAGAAACTTTACAATTACAAACAAAACCGTAAAATTCATAAGAAATGTTTGAACAAGTAACAGATTACAAAAGTGCTTGTAAAGTATTAGGTATTAAACCTATTGACAAGCGTAGGAAATTAGAGGAGCATGTACTACTGTATATACAGCTATGTACTATTACTCAAGCAATTAATTTCATTGCTAATGGTAATAAACCATGGATACCAGAGTATAAACAAAATAAACCAATTAAAACATGGTACAGTTGGTGGTATATTGATTGGGACAAAATCAAAGATGGTTCTGATGCGGGTTTTTTCGCTCTGGATTCTTACATTGACCTTGGTAGTGTCCGTGCTGCTGTTGTCGGTACTCATCTACGATTCATTAGTAGAGATGCCGCAGAATATGCAGCTAAAACCTTTAAACCATTATATATGAAACATATATTTGGTATAGATTAAGTTCTCATATTTATTAACTATTAAACGTTTATCAAAAAATGGAAAATGAATTACAAAATTCCTCAAGAGGGAGAGGCTCAGCAATAGCCTGGAGTTTAGCAACAATCCTAATTCTATTAGGAATGTTAGTTGCTAGCGCACTAACCTTTATCTGTCACGATAAAGTTGACAATCTCATCAATCCTGAAAAGGACAATGTAGAACAAGTTTGTGTTGACACAATTTATACTGAAGCTGTACCTACAATACAGGAAGTTCTTCAGTTTCGAGAAGACACAAAACGTTACATGCACATAGACAGTGTATTTCTTACAATGCCAGACGTTGTCTTAATAGATATACTAAGGCAACATGGAACTTCATTGTCTAATAGTGACATCGTAACTATATATGAATCGAACAGAAGTACTTATAACAAAGTAATGAGTGGAGCCAGAAGTCAACACTATAAAGACTCATTAGATAAATTGTCTAATACTTATAACAATACTAAAGATACTACTTTTGTAAAGAGAGAATAAAACAATAAACCTCACTTTCTGATTTAGTTCATAATTTAATTTTTAAATGAAAAGTATACTTAGTCTGCGAAGATAGAGTATACGTCTTCAGAAAATGACAAACCTGTGGGGCGTAAGTAAACGCATATCGTATATTATTCCCTTGAATACGGCAATAGCGGGTAATATACGAGATACTCGTATTTGTATTTATAATCGTGCAGACGTTAAAATCAGGTACTCCAATAAGGAAAGTTTGACAGCAATCCTGCTTATGAGTTAAAACTATAGAGAGAGTCATAGAAACAAAGTGTTGTTATCTTATTATTAACAAATGTGATTAGAATAGATACTATTTATTCTAAGAAAGAACGAAAACAAAGTTGATACTAACTTAAAACAAAATCCAGAGTATCCTGGTCGTCGTCAATAATATTAACAATTTAAAACATTAAGTAATATGAAAAAGAAATTAACAAAGGAGGGAACTAATGCCTCGTATTAAAGTAGAAGAAGGTCGTAAACTCACTGAAATAAAATTCGGTACAGACCATTATTTAGCAAATTTGCTTGCTTGTACTAAGATATTAGGTATACCTTTAAGTAAAGCAAGAACTTTATGTAAATCTCATCCAGATATGAATATCAAAGTAGATCCACCACTACCTATTATCAGTAAATTACCCACTGATGCTATTCATGCTGAATTAGATGAATATACAATAACAGTTAAAATAACCAATTAACTATCAAAGTAAAATGAAAGCAATTATTATTACCTTCCATGGAGAAGCTCCTGAGAAGAATTATGATGAAATCATCAGAAAAATGGCTGAATTAGTGTTCAACAACACAAGTACGAAGATTGAAGATATATCTGCTGCTGTGTTAGATGACAAAGAAGTATCAGAAGCCTTACTGCAAAAAGTAGTAATAGCTCCTGTAGCAAATACTGACAAAGCTTCTTCAGCTACTGTAAAAGCTGTAAGCGAACTTTGTAGCAATATTCTCAATGAAATTGGTACTCCATCATTGATGAATGAAGAACTATTCCGTAAGGAATTGTTAAAGTATCTTCTTAATAAAGAAAACCAAGCTACAAATAGAGTATTACGCATTGTTATCAATACTCCAGAGAATTCAGCTTCTAAAGTAAAAGTAGTATTGCATAACTACGGTCTATCAAAACTTCCAGAGATACTCAGAGAACTTAATTCTATTCTTAAACTGTACTAGTTATGGCAAGAACAGAAAGAGATTATGAAAAGCAACAGAAAGACTTCAAGAAGAAGCCTAAACATAAGAAAATGGAGCCTTATAATCGAAAGAAGTCATGGAAGTAAATCCAGCGCTGGAAGCCAATTTATTAAAAGTTTGTATAGATGAATTAGATAGTTATATAAGTAAATCCCTATATATAATTAAGCCTTTATCTGTACTTAATCAATGTCCTACACTTGATAATAAAATCAACTGTAGTGAATGTACTCATGAGTGTAAACTCAGAATGCAACTTGAACAGTCCAAGGAGGATATTCCGCCAGAGTATCCGCCCGCTGTTATATATTACTAATTTAAATTGTTAGTATGGTGGATTTCAGTCAACCTAGAACTATTTATAACCAAAACCCTAATGGAAGTTTAGTAGTGCTAAACTGCTATTCAAGAGTACAATGGACTATACAACGGTCAACCAAGCATAATGCTTAGGTCAGAAGAAGGATATGGGTTACTTGCGAATAAGATATACGAATAAGCAAGATAGTTCTTTTTTAATCTTAAAATTATCAAAAATGAGTAAGACTAAAAGAATAAAAGTCCTAGAGGAATTTATTAGACTAGAGAAACTAGAGAAGAATTCTAGACAGGACTACATAGAAGTATGTGAAGAAGCTGCTAATAAACTCAAAAATGAGTTGAAAGCAGAAGAAAAACGTGTTAGTAGATATCTTATATTGATATCACAGAATACTAACAAGCGTAAAGAATCATACGGTAATCGTAAGCTTATAAAAGCAGGTGAGAGAGAAAGTTATCGCCAACGCAAAATTAGGCTGAACAAAGAACGTAGAGAATCTTTACACAATGGGTAGGTCAACCAATCCCTTAGTTAAAATAAATGCTACAGAGAATATTCAAGAAAGAATTAGAGCTGTAGCTTACTTTGGGAAGCTCACAACTGAAGCAGCAATGTATTGGTGTGAGAAACAGAAATATAGGCCGATAGAAGTTTATCCTATAAATATCACTGTAGCAGTATATGAAGCTAGAGAAAGATATTTTAAAAAATGTAATTTCATAGAAATTATTTCGTGATTAATAACTATAGTATCAAACATTTAAAAATTTATCAAAATGGCAGAAGAAAACAAATTGAACATCTTTGATGTAAACAACGAGAGTGATGACATTCAAGAGTCTATCTCTAACGCGAACAAAGTAACCGATGACGTAGTAAAGAAAGCAGCTGAAAAGATTGCCGAGCGCCGTAAGGAAAAACTTACGAACGAACTCATCAACGTGGTTCAAAAGTGTGAATACACTGAGAAGTCCGCAGCATTGCAGTTACGCCGTAGTAACCGCGTGAACCAGAGAATGAAGACCTATATGAAGGACTTGCACAATCTCGCAGAAGAAGTGAAGAGTGGTAAGAAGCCAGTTACGGCCTGGAATGATGAAGCTCCGGCACTGAAGAAGCAGTTTGACAAGGATCTCATTGATATTGACAAAGATATCGACAAGTCTCAAAACGAGCTTGACGAAATCTTCCCCAATTCCTGGTCTTATCGCTGGAATAGTTTGATTCCCGGCCATAACGGTTAATCAGGCTAAAAAACTAAAATAAAAGAGATTCCAAACTTGAGTATCTTTGTATCTAAACAAGTTTAGTGTTTATGGAGGAATATCTATAGCGCCCTACGGGCCGAAAGTATATTGAACGACACAAAGACCTGAATTAACAGGTCATACTACGTATCTTTGTATCATTAGTGTGGAATTATTGTGTACTACTGATCATATGTCTGAGATCGCGACAATAAGATTGTCCCGTATTAGTAATAGTACTGAACTGCTTTAGTCGAGATATCAAATCAGACTGAATAATGTGTATCTTGTATCATATATGTTTCGTCATATATCATTATTCGAGTATCATCAAGATCAGTAATAAAGAGAACTAACCATTCTCAAGACCATAGGATATGTAGCTTTGGTCGGCTACATATCCACTAATAAGATTAATTATAAAAATAGCAGGAGTATTGTATAACATAACGAAGGCCTACCTGTAGAGAGTGCTGTGAACAGTGTTAAATAATAAAGCTGGAAGGATGGCTTAATTCTGCACGTGAGTTATACTTTAATTAATCTTATAAACTAATTGACTGTTAGGTCTATAAATCATCGTTTGGACGGGGCTATCGTATGCCCCCAGCTCCACTACGTGTTTGGCAATAATATTGCAGAGATTAATTGTTTCCTCATGAGACATAGTATTCTTCATGTAGTTTATTGCTGTAGAGATAAATTGTACGTTACCTATTATATATCCCTTAGAAGAATCTATTCTATCTAAAGAGGCTGTATAAATAGGATTATTATGATTGGCTTTATATTCTGCTAAACATAATTGTACACCAGTATAAGGACAAATGCCTTTTTGTTCTTCCCATAACTGTTTTAGGTACTCTAAAGTAAGATTAAAATCTTTAAATCTTCTTTTAGCATTTCTAAAATAATATCTAAATGAAGTATACTGATCTCTTCTGTTATAAGGTTTTAAAGAAGAAGGATTACCTTTTTGTTTATTATTCTTATTACACATTTTACCACTACAAGCACGTGAGCAATAATTTGCTCTACCCAATTTAATATTTCTATTATATTCAGAAAGAGGTTTCTCAAACTCCTTTCCACAACAATCACATTTAATAGTGATTAACTTTCTATTTTGTTTATATTTAAGCATATTAGAATATTTTATACTTCTATCAACGTATAAAAGTGTGGAGGAGTTCTGTTTATAGTAGTTGAAATACAAGGGGCTGAACGGTTTTGACAGCGACATAGAGGAAATAGAATAGGTCAATAAGCAGATAACTGGCAATACAAGTTATGTAACAGATTATACTCGCTTAGCAGCGTGATAATCTGAACGGCTAAGCTAATGTCGTAAAAAGCTGGAGTATGTCAGGCTAGACCAGATGTAAGAGCTGTAGAGGGTTCGATTCCCTCTAATACTACTATCATAAGTCGTAGTGGAAGGTATACCAGTTGCAACAAAACAAGTAAATCCAGTTGCCAGACTAATGAAAACCTGTGTACCGTCTCGCTTGCAAGAGAGAACATGTAGGTACACACAAGGAGTAAATGGTTTATGTAGGTTCGATTCCTACATACTCCACTAATTAAATTAGGTTTAATCAATAAATATTAATTTGAAATGGGATTAATAAAATTTATCAGAGAAAAACTTCCTGAACCTCTAGACAAGGCTAGTAAGGAATTAAGAATGAAAGAGAAATTGGTACAACGTATCAACTCTGTAGTACCGCAGTGTTACAAGAATAAGTATCACTATAAAGAAGGAATTTCTAAAGTAAGAAATATATTCTTCTTTTGGGAAACAAGAGGCACTGAAATTATTCATCTTATAGATGCAAGTAATTTAACTCCTGAAGACGAGACAAAATTTCGAGAACTTGAAAAAAAAGCAAGAAACTATCAACAACAATGCGTATAAGATACTTTGCATGGTTTGACTCTAAAGCCGAACGTACTGAATTTATCAGTATTCTTAATCAATCTCGCTCAGAATCTGAAGCGATAAGTAAACTCTTAGATAAATATCCAGACCTAAGTATGTCTGCAATATCAGGAGTAGTAAATAACTTTCAAAAAGAAATAAACAAAAAGTCATGAAACTAAACCATCCTGGAATCTACCGTATTATTGGAGAAAACTATGAATTGTTAGCCAATATAGTAGGAGAAGTACCGTGTTTAAGAATTACTTCTGCATTACTTATGAATGACCTTGTTCAAAGAGGTAAGTTTACAATATTATCTGAGGACTCAATTGAAATACAAAATGTATGTAATAATCCAGATGCATTCTTGTTCTTCGAGCATGAATACTCAGAAGTATGCCCATTACCACCTTATAGGCAATCTATTCGTGGTACAAAAATGCCAGATATCAGTAATGATATGATGAAAGCATTTACAGAGCGCTATATAAGCGATATGTCTATAAACGGCAGAGGAATTGAAGCTACAAAAGCTTATATTCTAAGTGTAACAGACTGGAGCCTAGCGCAAATAAACGTATTATTACTTAGAATAGCTAATAGTGTACGTCGCAATGGTCGTAAATAGTATTACTGTTTATACTTATCTGAATAAATGTCCAATAAGATATAATCAGATAAATTGGAGACCATCCTGGTATGTATTTTTAAGAATACAAAACAAGGAAATAAGAGAAACAGAATTCCACAAATTCTTCAAAAAACAAACATTATCTAAAGTACTAGCATGGTATGATACTCAAATACTACAGCAAATAGGCATAGCTTCTAAAACTACTCTTGAAGTAAGAATAAGAATAGTCTGTGGTATGGTAAACAAATTACCTATTGAAGTACTTACTCGTGATTTGAAGATTGAGTTCATGGAATGTATATGGGATACTTTCCGTAAGTTCTATGATGAATGGAATGAGTGGTATTGCAGATATATATTGCAATTACCTTTCTAGGGTTATAGTCATTGGGTTGACTATAACCCACACTAAAGCCCGTAATTATGACAGATGAAGAAAGACAACAGCTTTTCGATCTGATCAAACAGGCGAAAGAAGGCAAACAAAGTGCCTTCACAAAGCTTTATGAAAAGTATAATCGAATTATATACAGTACTATATATCGTATTGTAAATAATAAAGATGCAGCAGATGATTTATTATCTGTTACTTTTACTAAAGCTTTTTCTAAGCTAGATAGTTATATTAACAACATTTCATTTGAGATGTGGTTAAAAACAATAGCTATAAATAGTAGTATTGATTATATTAGACGTACTAAAAAGGAGAATGCAAACTATTGGCTGGATGATGACACTAGTACTGTTCAATTGAGAAGTTCGGCCGACTACTCACCTGAAGATAACTATATCTTTAATGAAACAGATGCCAGATTAACAAATGCCTTCAATAGACTTCGTTATAAGTACCGATATATACTCGAACTACGTACTGTTCAGAATATGTCTTACAAACAGATTTCTGAACAATTGGGTCTCTCAGAGAGCCAAGTAAAATCTCAGCTTAATAAAGCTAGAGAGAAATTAAAACAATTGTTAAACTAAAAATTTACAAACATGTCAGCAATTTGGATTATTGTGCTACTATTAGTAGCATTCGTCTTTGCGAGAGGATTTCGCAGTGACAAGATGTGGTGGATTTATATCTCCTGCATCGTAGCTGGCTTGTTAGTAGGTATGTTGAGTAAGGAAGTAATCGTGCGTTCAGGAATGAACAAAAAAGATACTTCCATTACTCAGCTAATCAACACCGTTGATGACTATAGTTCTGCATGCACACAAAGCTTAGTGTGTACAGTGACAGAAGGTACTACCAATTGCCTATCTGGGGTTGTGAGTAACATGTCAGAACTTAAAGTAAAGTTATCAGACGCATTGATTAGTAATATCTATACTAACGGGCGTGACTCACCAGCAATAGAGGATGATAGTTGACCTCTTTAAATATTCTATCGACTGAAAGTAAAAAATTATTATTAACCACCAAAAAATTTATCAAGAATTATGGCACAAAAAGAAATGTCTAAGGCTGAAAGAAAGGCAGCATTAAAAGCAGCTAAAGCAGCTGCAAAAGCAGAAGCAAAAGAAAATAATAAGAATGCTCAGCAGACAGCTGAGAAAGTTGAAACAAAGGAGAACAAGAAAGAGGAAAAGAAGCCTCAAGTAGCTGCACAGACAGTAACCAATAAAGACCAGAAAGGAGAGACGAAAGAACAGAAGGAACAGAAGAAAGAGCAGAAGTCCGGCACCCAAAAGCAGAAGAAAGACAAAACTCCTACTATCATTCCTGAAGAAGTTACAGAAGACAAACCGAAAGTATCTCCTGAAGAAAAGGCTATCAAGCGCGCAACATCGCTTGTAGGTGGAATAACCGGTGCAGGTATTCCTGTAGGTTCAACAGCTTCATCGGTAGATGGAAAGGCTATGTTAGCATTTGTAATGCAACAGCGTTACGCTAACAACGAAGAACTTGCCAAGCGCTATCCTGAAGTATACGCAGATATCAATCGTACGATTGATGTAGTGAGTCTGCTTGCCCTTGTCGATATTCGCCAAGACTTATTCAATCGTGGCGAACGTGGTGAATTGCAACTGATGATTGATGCAAATCAACTCATGCCGTTGCAAGGTATGGCTGAAATGCTAGGTATTAAACTAGCTCCAGCTAAAGCATTACCAGGTAGTGATGATGGTCAACTGGCTATTGACTTTAACAAGTCAGAGATTCCAGAAGAACTAGCAAAAGATGCTGGTAGGACTGTTACTAAAGTACCGGAGCTTGATCCGAATAAGATCACAACAGATGAGGAAATTGACGAAGCGTTAACTTACCTCATTAACAAAGAGAGAAATGTAGCAACAAACATTGTTAACACCGTAGAATGGTATCGTACTCTACGCGGCCTTAAGGAAACTAACGCTGACAAGAAGTTAGCATTAGATGAGATGACAGTAGGTGATTGGATGAATGAAATATTCGGCCGTATCAACCCTGTTAGCTTACTTAAGGGATTAGGAAGCTCAGTATATGTGTATACTTCACAGACTGGCTCTCCGTGTATGGCACACTCAGTACTTCACAACCATTTGACGAAAGCTGGATGGAGTGAAGAACAAGTTGCAGAAACTGTACGCGCTCTTATCAATGAGAATTTCCGTCTGAAACAGAAGGATAACAAAGAACTCACGCCAGAGTCAGATAAGGCTATTTCAGCTATTATCTCGAACTTAGGTGAGGAGTACATTGATAAGTTGTTTGCAGATTGGGGAATCAATCTCGAAGGAGTAGAAGAATCTAAGAAGAACCAGCTTGAGAATGATCGAAAGATTGCTCGAATGGTATTAGGTTCTATTAAGACTAACTTCTTCAGTAAAGATGAAAGCCCGACACCTGATGAACTTCGTCTGAAAGTTGGTCAGATTATCAATCTGTATCGTGACCCAGCTTCTCGTCTTGCTGCGTACTGCCAGTCATCAATAACTTCTCCAGTAGAGAAGGAATACCCAGAAAAGAAGGAAGAAAAACCCGCCGATGAAAAAAAAAATTAAGCATGTGGCGTAAGTTTTTACAATTCATAGGGTATAAAGACTAACCATTCTCTAAAATAGCATAATCAATATGAATTTTAGATTTATTACGGCTGTCGGCATGTTCATCGCCAGTTGCATAATTGGCTTTGGACTGCGACAGACAGTCACAGTAGTACAGGCAGCACCTGTAATTCCTTTACCTATAGAAATGCCAAAATTTCCTATAGTTAATAGTGAAGAGAGTAAGTCTGTCGATAAGATAGATGTCGAAGTAGACCTATCTACATTAGAAGTATCCGTGAAAGGAACAACAGACGCAATTGTGAATGTAAAGACTATTGGTGAACCAAAACCAATAGTTAAGTGGAGAACTAAAACAATAGAAAAAGAAGTAGCTTCTGGATATCCCTACATTAAATCTATAGGTACTATGCCAGACAGTGTTAAAGCTATTTCTCCATTATCTAAAGTAAATTCTCATGGTAAGTAATCTAGTTATACTAAAACAAATGATACGATTATCTCGTATCATTAAGGATATGAAAGAAGCAAGGTGTAAACTTAGTTCTATCTTATCTCAATCTTCTTACTTCATAGTAGAAGGAGATCAGTCTGATATTATTAATAATCAGACTAAAGATAGTATAGCTAACTGCTTATATACTGAAAAGTACTTACGTTTGTCTGTAAGTAATGCTTGTAAATGTTTGGATGGATTTAACGCAAGTATCATGGAACCAGTTGATTACATCAGTAGTAATGATGTAAAAAACAAATTCGTAGATATTTGTAAAGGTAAGAAGATTGTTGCAACAATCTGCCTAAGTACAGGTAAAATTACCATGTTAGAACCAGAACAGAATGAAAAAATAGCTGAAGAGAAAAGCTCAGTGGAAAATAGTTGATGACAATAACCACTTAAAAACCTATAATTATGTCATAGTTCGAGAGGAGTAAAACTATAGCGTAAATCACTCCAGGGAAGTCATGCGGAAAGATATAAAAGAATATCAGTCGCGCCCGTTAGGGAGCTGTAGTCATTTCTACTGGCCCGAAAAAGTACAGAATCCGAGAATATGTTAGCTGCTAAAACAGTGAGATTACTCAAAAGGTAGGATATTAGGCTAAAACGTCTGAAAAACGGATAGCAGAGGATCAGAGTGCTTAATCCTCATTAGGTATTGAGAACCGTATTGGTGAATACTAAAGACTCTTAATTACTGCAAACAGTACCGCTAATGCAGAGTTATAAATTAAAGCAAGGGGAACGAAATCCTCTATAATTACTCGTTTTAGGTTATCAAAATCAGAATCAAATAGGAGTATAAACACGACGCTGAAACAGGAGCAATACGGTTCCTGACTTATTCCTTTGGAAAGAATAAGTGAAGCCAAGAGGCGAGGTTAGTTTCACCTAAAGAAAGCAGCCAACTCATGGAAAAAAAGAGACAGCATATAACGCGATCACCGGTCTCCAAAATCGGTCAACAAAAGTGCAACTATGCACCCAGAAAGGAAAAATAGCATTGCTAACTATAGTGTTCAGTACACATCAACTGTGATGCAATATGCAATTGTGGATATTGGAACTTGTACTTATGAAGGTAGTAAATTACTGATACTAATGTAAGGATAACCGTGTTATGGTACACACTATGTAAACTTGACTGATTATCGTGGAGCAGAAGCCAATTCTGTGCCTTATGGTAAATAGGGTCCTCGTGAAGGTGGATACGCAATGTTCCAAGGATGAAGTAGGAGTGATGTATATGAGATTGATACAGTCTTTCAAGTCTAAAGTGACTCACGTGCTTGGTCGTTCGTGTGAGTATAATTGAATGAGGAATGATTACGGAGCAACAGACTCGTCGAGCGGTTTGAGGGCGCTATAACCCTGATTCTAGATACAGTGACCTTTAGCAAGTCATATTATGTGGTAAAAATAAGACTAAGGTGATGCAGAGAAAACACCTATTAAAAAACGGCAGAGCTTATAAGTTTCAAGATATGTAAACTTCTTCTTAATATAATGCAGTTCACGCCAGAATTGTTGTTATTAATAGTCGTATTTAAAACTAAGGAGATACAGAAGACTATGTCATTAGGTTATGAGTATAAGATGTTATGCTGTATTTACTAATGTATCTACGCTGAATAAAGCCAGCTATGAATAAATGAGCTTTAATTGTTTAATCTTTAATAAAATGGGAAGTTCAATGGAACTGTAAACGCTGAGACTACCATTCGTAAGAGTAGTGTGAGTAGACAGGTCGCCACCCCGACTACCAACCGTTATCGCTGACATTGACACTTCGTAAAGTACTAATTGCAACTTAGTATGTATGAAGAACGCTGATTCAGATTTAAAGTAATAAATATAAGAGTATACTGTCTATATACTCAGGTTTCTCATGCAATAGCGGAGATAGTACCGGTATTTATGATGCTGATGAGAGGTGGAAATCCTCGTATTCGTGTAGTATAAATAAGAAATCCGAGAGGTCAAGTGGGTGTCTTGAAAAATTAGGCAGCTTGTAGTGTTTTAGTAACGTTTCTCGACAGAAACGACCCTCATTCGCTTAGAATGTTGTAATCCTTAATTACTCCTAGGCATACCAGTTGCTGATGAAAGAGTTCGATATATTATGCTTGTACAATACTTATGCAAGAGAACATGATATAAAGTAGGGTGATGGGTGCGGTAAGCATCGTATAAATTGAATCTTATCCGTTGGAGTACGATAAACTTATATTACCAAAGTATTATCAGAAGTAACTCTCAGAGTATTTCTCATAAATTATTTCAATTTATTTTCAAAGTAAGCCAAGTAGATTATGTGATTGACTTCACTACTAAAATTTCAAAGCTTAGTAAAGCGGTATGATATAGGATGCATACTTTAGTATATAAATAATCAAAAGGTGGAGAGCATTAACAAAGTATTAATTAAAAATTAAGAGAGTTTCGTATTGGTGAAATCAAGCATGGACTCAGAAAGGAAACATTCTTATGGATAAAAATAATGTAGCATCTTCTATTGGTGCATTAGTAGGAACACAGAGCACTGCTGCTCAAGTTATGGCTCGTTATCGGGCAACTGCAAAAGAGTATGGACGGTTCTTTGGTGAACAAATCTATACTGTGGTAGCAACGAATCCTGACCTTAAATGGAAGGAAGATGTGCTCAATGACAAGAATACTTTACGGAAAGAAGTAAACGTATTCATCGTTAAGGCCATTGACATTTTAGATGTCAAGTTCATCGCTAAGGACTTAGATGGTGAACCGAAAATCATGTTGAATCCGGATGACAACGACCCGAATCTTGTATTCCCGTTAGTCAAGCCTGATTTCAGTAAGGCTGACCGGAAGAGCGTGGCCGAATGTATCGAACGTATTGGTAAGAAGAACAGTAAGCCAATGTTCTTTGCAGCAGAGGAATTGCCTATGCTGAACGATATGTTGAAGATACATAACAAGGGTATCCTCAACTTCTATGAGGATTTGTCTCGCAAGTTCATTCGACTCAGTGAGACTGTACGTGATATGATGGATCAGTCTGACCGTATGCAGTTGGAATATCAACGGCAGTGTGGTGTAGTTACTGACGAAACAGAAGTAACACTTCAGGTAAATCTTGAAGAAACTACTGAATAAGCAATACTATGAGCAGAATTTCTAAAGTAAGAATAGAGCTTCTGCGACTACTTATTTGCGTCGAGCCTACTATACTAGCTAAAGTTCAGAGTTGGGACGGAAGCACTAAAGTAACACCTAATGCAGTATCTGTAAGAGAGGATGGTCAGGTCTTCTTTTACTATGGCAAAGGGCCTTTATGGTGGCAACGGCTTTTAAATACTTATGAATCGGTAAGTCTTTTAGATGTAGCAATACGTATTGCAGATGCAATAACTGGTTCTGGAGGAACTAGAAACGATGTAGCTTTTGACGGTATTACGCAAGCATTACTGAAGGAAGCAATTAAAAACAAAGATCTCGATTGTGTTGTAGATATCTTATTTGATAGTATGAGGAATGCTTCGAGCGGAGAGCTGCACTCAAAGTATATCAATAAAGAAGCTATTGAAAAATTCGCAAAAGAGAAAGGTCTAACTGGCAAACTTGTTGTCTCTGACAACATATTCGGGTTTGCTGGTATTGAAATAAGACCAGGCGTAGTCGTACCAGTACGATTAGGCAAGGTTAAACAAGTATAGTATTTGAATTGGAATATTATAATAAAACAACATATTTTCACAGGGTGAATTGGCCCTGTTTAAATATAGTGCTGTAGTTCAACTGGATAGAACATCAACCTTCTAAGTTGAGAGTTGTGAGTTCGAGTCTCACCAGCACTACAACTAGTAGACGTAATTTGGTCAAGTATTAACTTTTAAAAAATCAACTTGAACATGAAATCAATTACATCTAAATATATTATTACACATCGTAAAGAACTTAGTAATGAAATTACTAAATATTGGAATATTATTAAGAACGAGAATATCATCCCTAAGGGTGCTACTCGTAATTTTGACTTAAAACAGTTACTTAATGAAATCCAAGCTAAGGCTGATGAACGTATCCTGTTGAAACTGTATTTACAGTGTATCAATATGGGTTACAAGAAGTTCTCAGAATTGCCTACAACAAATAACTATCTTGCTATATTTACTTTAAGTGAAAAGCAGGAACAGTTATTTCATTTGAGCAAAATTAAGACCCTAGACCCTAAGCTCAAGCGTTCAAAAGGAAAGAAAAATCTTAATACTACTGAAGAATTGACTTCAGATTATATTAATAGTTTGAAGAATAAACTTCAGTTAGAGATTAACAAACTTAACAAAGAAATTGAAGAGTTTAATAACAAGGCTGAATTAAGTCTTGAAGAAGCTCCTCTATCTATTGCAGCTTAAGAAAAAATATAAGACTAAAGATATTATTTTATATATTTATGACTCTTATGGAAAGGCTTAGGGGAGTAGCTTCCCCTTCCCTTTCTTAGTATTAACCCTTTAAAATTATCAAAATTATGAAAAAGAATAAACAATATAGAGTAAAGAAACAGACAGTAAGAAATGCTAAACGATCAGCTAAAGCTAAAAAGCGTAATTATCCTAGAATAGTAATAAACGGAAAATATGTTAAGAAATATTGTCCAGCAGAAACTACTAGAGATTTCGAGATCGGTCCGTCTTTAGTTACTGAAGTAAAAGATGGGAAAACAGTAAATTGGAACTCCTGGAGTTCTAAGAATAAACAACAGCCTACTGAAATAGCAAAAAATGCTATAGAAGAGAATAAGGCTATTAAACAGTCTAAAAAAGAACGAATAAAAAATATTCTTATGAAAGCAGGCTATGATCCAACTATCCACTACACACGTAAAGAAAAGAAGAAATTTACTAGAATAGTAAAGAATTCTTTATTCACTAAATCTCCTAAGCCAAAAGAACGTTCTAAGGCAGAATGGAAAGAGCTGTTTACTCAACAGAAGGCTGCAAAAGAAGCCCGTATGGGGGCTTTAAAGTATAAACCTTTACCTATCAAAGCAGGTAAACAAAAAGGCTTTACAGCAGCTGAATTAGCTGTTAAAGAGAAGCCTAAAGAGCGAAAGTTTAAGTATGTAATAAATCGTAGACGTAGTGACGATGATAAACGTACATACGATTTCAAAACTGACTATTTTGTAGCTTCTACAAGAGAAGAGGCAAAGAAAAAAGCAGCTAAAGAAGCTAAACAGTATCGCAATGATTCCTCATTTGCCGGTATAACTGTACAAGACATTGAAGGAGACAATAATATAATTTACTATGATGGTAAATCATTATTAGCAGCATAATGGATAAAGTAACAGTAGAACATTCAAAAGAAGAACAAATAATCATCTATTTAAGAAAAGGTTTCTTTGAAAGTAATTCAAAATTTGAATATAGAGTGCAAAAAGCTCTGTTTTGGAGAGATAACGATTATTACACAGAGATTAGAGTTTATCCTAATAGCGTAGTTATAGTTCATACTTTAAAAAAAGAAATTGACATAAATAGAAACAAAATTGGTTTTAAATAAGTGGAAATTAGCAAAACAAAAAGAAGCAAGGCTTCGTTTGGAGAAATCTAAACGTCCCTTGAAATTCTTACAATTCTATGTAGGAAGAGATAAGAACAGAAAGCAACATGTAGGAGGTTGCAAAGGAAAAAACAGAGTAAGCGACCATAGAGCTTACTGTAGAAAATTTATAAAACCTACTATTAATAAAATAGCAGCGTAATATCTATGGAATTCCGTATAGCTCAAGAAGAGGTTAGAGCCGCAGCAAAATGTAAGTCTGTGTGATTTGTGTCAGTTCGAGTCTGACTACGGAATCTAACTAAATATTATTAATATGATTATACGTGACAAAAAGGTCTATGTATATGATATTGAGGTATTTCAGAATATTTTTCATTGTTCTGTTAAAAATACAGAAACAGGAGAAATATATAAATTTGAAATCTCTGAAAGAAAGAATCAGCTAAGAGAATTAGTTAAATTCTTTAAACAAGTCAATACTTATATAAAATGGGGAGACTTTTATGGAACAGAACTAGTAATAAACTCAGATATTATCTTTTGTGGATATAATAATCTACATTATGATAATCCTATAATAAATTATATTATAGAGTATGAAGATAAACTTATGAGCTATAATGTAGCTACTATATGTAATTCTATCTTCAATCTAAGTAAAACTATTACTACATCTAAAGAGGACAACATAGATGCCTGGAAACATTGGAAATATCAAATATGGTTTGATACTTTTGATATTCTTACTATGCTATATTCTAATAAACTTAGAGTAGGTTTGAAAGAAATTCAGGTAACTATGCAATATCCTAATGTACAAGAATTTGTATGTGATTGGAGTAAGCCTCTTCCATTAGAAGATTTTGACGAAATGATAGACTATAATATAAATGATATTGAGTCTACTACAGAGCTTTTAAATAGATGTAAAACAGCTATTGATTTACGTATAGCTATTGAGGATGAATATGGAGTAAGAGTACTTAGCAAAGATGGTGTAAATATTGGAATGAAGATTTTAACTCAAAAGTATCTCGAGAAAACAGGTTTAACCTGGTGGGATATTAAAGATTTAAGATCTCCAATGGATTATATTCCTTTAAAAGATGTAATACTACCATTTGTAAAATTTAATAGTCCAATACTAAAGAATGTACTTGATGATATGAAGCATCAAGTAGTATCTCCAGGTAGAAAAGGCTATGAAAATAACTTCATATTTGATAATCTACGCTATACTGTAGGAGTAGGGGGAATTCATTCTAAGAATGATCCTGAAATCATTATTCCTAAAGAAGATGAATTACTTATAGACTGTGATGTAACATCACTATATCCGAGTATGCTAATAGAATATAAATTTTATCCTAAACACTTAGGACCTGAATTTCTAGAAGTGTACAAGCAAATTAAAGAAGAACGAGTAGAAGCTAAACACAACGGCAATAAAGTTAAAAATGAAACTTTGAAGCTTGCCTTAAACGGTTTAAAATGTAAAATATTTACTGTATTTAAAACTAATTTAAGTTTTTTACGTTTTTAATAAAAATTTTCATTTATGAATATAACGATAAATAGACTTAATGACATTACAACTACTGGAATTTATAAAATTACAAATATAAAAAACGATAAATTCTATATAGGAAGTACTTCCGAAAGTTTTTTAAAAAGATGGAATCATCACATAAATTCTTTAAGAAGAGGTACTCATAAAAACATGCATTTACAAAATGCATTTAATAAATACGGTGAAGAATCCTTTAGATTTGAAATTTTGGAAACTTGTAGTAAAGATCTATGCCTCATTAGAGAACAAATATATCTAAACACCTGTACTAAAGAGAATAGCTATAACATAAATCCCATAGCTACAGCATTATGTAATACAGAGGAAACAATAAATAAACAAATAGAAAGCAAAAAGCAATTTTATAAAGAATGTTTGGAATGGTATAACAAATATAAAAAACAATTAATTGTTTTTAAAGATATACCTGATAAATATAAAGTGAGAATTAAATCATACATAGAAGCAATTCCTTGGAATAAAGGAAAACATTATGAATCTACAGATCATTTAAAAGTAAAGCATAGACTTTCTGATAGAAGTAAATGTAAAAATACAATAAGAAATAAAAGTCTAAATGTATTTGTATATGATTCTGATATGAATTTTATAGATGTTTTTAGATCTTCTAAAGATTTAGAAGAGTTATCTGTCACTTTAAATCTACCAATAAAATCAAGATTTTCTACACAAAGAATGGGAAAACCTATTTGTTTTTTATCTTCTTGTAATATAAATAAAGCAA